TAGGTTGAAAACACGATTGTGTGGATTTTTATTAGCAAAAATTGTATCATCAAGCGGCGCAATTCAAAGACAATTCGACGTCGCATTTCCCGGACATTATGAACTAATGTTAGCGGCTTTATTTTGGGAAATTTTATTGGAGGTTTCTACAAATGAAGAAGACCTAACCGAAGACAAATTAAATGAGGCTATTCTTCGTATTCGTTCAGCGATTCGTAATGTTGTTCTCGCCGATTGTGCCAAAGAATGGAAAGTAACCCCTGAACGCGCCAGAGCTCGCATTGTACTATTGTCTCCACATTTTTTTGGAGATTTAACTAAAGATACATTAGACAAATTTAATGCCGCTGTAAAGCCTTATGCTATTCCTCCTCTGACGGATAGTTTAGAAGTATTGCTGGATAGCAATACACAATCACAACATACATTGTTTGCGTCAATCGCGGATGATTGTAGAAGGTTGAATATTGACTCCTCAGCAGAGGATGGATATTCGGTTTGGCAAGGATTACGTCAAATAACTGCGGCGGCTGAATCAGCGAGTTTGAGTTGTAGGCTGTTTTTTAAGAGAGATGTAGGAAACCTGCTTACAGAATTTCAGAATACATTTGGTTTGGAACAGGTAGCCGAGCCTCAGGGATTTGATGTAAAAGATCATCCAGTGCCATTCGCATTGGTTGTTATGAGCCCTGATAAAAAAGCACTTGAAGATAAACATCTATTAAATAACGAACTACTAACTGCAGCAGAGAAAGGTACTTTACGTGGCACACAATTGTTTCGCCTATGGGCTAACGAAACCCAAACAAAACAAGTTACAGTAGATGGAAAACCCGTCATTATGGTTCATCCTAAAACAACTGAAGAACAACAATCTGTGACTAAACTAATACAAGGTGAATTACTTGGTGCTATGCGAGCTGTTGTGGATGTTGCTAGAGATGTTTATGCGGTGGCAATAAAAAAACCATTCAACAGTTTTAAACGTACCGGACAATCAATTTCACATTGGTGGCAATCTGGTTCGTCGTCTTTGATTGTGGGGGATGTGGCTGTGGGTGAAGCAGCAGTGGAATCAGCTCCTGCTGCTGCTGATGCGGGTGGTGGCGGTGGTGGTGATGCTGCTCTTGCTGCTCCTGCTCCTGCTGCTGCTGCTCTTGCTGATCCTGCTCCTGCTGATCCTGCTCCTGCTCCTGCTCCTGCTCCTGCTCCTGCTCCTGCTCCTGCTGCTGCTCCTGCTCCTGCTCCTGCTCCTGCTCCTGCTATGGGTGCTGCGGCTGGTGATGACGTGTATTCGAGCGGGTCAAGGGGGTCGGGGCGAAAACGTCAGCTTTTGGATTCAGGAGGTAATAGTAGTGGTGAGGAAATGGACGGTGGTAATTTATCATCCAAAAAAAGCGGAAGCAAATCCCGCAAAAACACCAAACGCACCCGTCGTCACAGTAAGGGTCGTAAGTCATCCAAAGCCGCCAAAAAGACCAAGCAACGTCGTTCTTCACGACACCGTCGTTCTTCACGTAAGGGCCGCAAGTAGATTTTTCCACTTGAAAAAATTGGATGCTCCAGCACGATTTTTCCTCCCAGAAAAATTGGATGCTCCAGCACGATTTTTTCACTTGAAAAAATTGAAATCTTTTTATTGATTCCATCCAAATGGTAGTGCCTCCGCCTCTCTACCAGAATTACGATGAAATCAACTCCTGCTCGCGCCGTTCGCGCCGTTCCCGCCACCACGGAATACTCTCACTCGGTAGGTAATAATATAACTCACATTTGGAATATTCGTTCCACCTCCAGGTCTGCCGCCGCCACCGCTATCGAGGATTTCTACATCCACGAAAATATGTCATCAACCAACCCCAAACAAAATCCTCATATACAAATCAACAAATCATTCCCACGCCACCACGCGCTCGTTTGTGCGTCGCTCGATTCCACCCGCGTTCTCATTGCGCGCCGCGCCACCGGAGGAGTGTGTCGCAAACGATACACCAATGACGACGCCCACACGACCGCGTATCAAAAACACCACCTTGTTTCGATGTCGGGGCTGGCGGGTCTTCTTATCGCCCGCTGGACGGGTGTGACCAGCGCTCGGGCGCATACCATAAAAACCGCGAAAAAACACGCGGAACTGACCGCAAAATACACCCATTCGACGCTTGCGTGCGAAATCTTGGTCGGGAATCGATACTACCGTGACTTGCCGCGTGTTCTTGCGTCGTCGTTGTCGTCGTCGTTGTCGTCGTCGTCGTCGAACATTATCGGCAATGATAATTCTATGAATTTGACACCCGCCGATGTGACCCCCGAAAGCGTGGCGGCTACCAAAACCGAGCTCCTGGAAACCTATACCGCGCAAATCGACCGACTTCTTCACGCTGTCGCGCAATACAAGCGCGGGTTCGTTGGTCTTCAGACGATTCGCAGCGACCCCGAATTCACGCGAATGATGTGCGCATATTGGCGTTACTGTAAACAGCTTATGAAAATACACCGGAATTTCGAAGAAAACCGGGACGACGACGACTACGACGGTGATAGCGACGGCGAATGTTTCGTTGCCGCCGCCGACGAAACATTCGCCACAAGACGCTTCTTCGTTAGTGCGGATGTTTGCGCCGTGAGCGCTATGGTCCCGCAATTATACAATTACGACATCGTTCATTTATTTGACGGTGCCACTCAAGGCTACGCCAAGTTCGTGAAAACCGCCAGACATACCTTGGTGCGTCTATCCAATGACGGACTCACAGCGGCGTTTCTGTCCTTTGCCGCAATCGAACCTCGGATGGTGACCGCAGAAATGGCGCCAAAACACGGAACGAAATACTTGACGACATCATTGCCCAGTTGCGCCAACCACATTCCGTCTCGTGACCCCCTGTATGGAGCATTACGGGTCCTCCATCGTGCGCTCATACCTCGGACCGCGGACGTGGTGAACGCCGTGAACGCCGTGAACGCCGACAATATCGGTATTCCGCGTTTACATCATTCGATGCGGAATGTTCGTAACTATTCGCCACTTTACGATACATTGGAAAATATTCGCGCGGGACGGCGTCAGGGGACGACACCGATGATTACATCAGCTGCTCGGGCATATATGGAACGTCGCGCCGCTGCATGGGCAACCGAAGCAGCAGCAGAAGCGGCGGATGGATGGGTGGTGGTCTGTTCGCGTCGTAAACGAAAATGAATTGAAAAAATAAATGAAAAAAATTGGATGCTCCGCACGATTTTTCGAAAAAAAATTGGATGCTCCGCGCGCTCCGCACGATTTTTCCAATTACATTGGAAAAAATTGAAATGCTTTTTCACCAATATCACATATAACAGTTAACGACCGATACGATACAATGAGCTACCAGAACTACCAGAGCCAGATCCAGTTCCAGAACGAAGAAGCCGCCGCTGCCTCTGCGGCCGCCGCCGCCGCCGCCGCGCATTACGACAATGTCATGGCCCAAATGGACGCAATGGACGAGCGTGCTGCGGACTATCACACCAACGCGGATATCCGCAACAGGTTCCGCGACCGTCTCGCGATGATTAACAACACCGACAGGTATCATACCGGCGACAATGTGGTCCAATGCCGCACGATTCAGATGTGCGACCCCGAAGACTGGATTGCGTTGTTTGGCAGCGAACAACAGGTGTATCCCTACGCACAGAGATGTATGGACTACGACCAAGATGAAACCAGGACAGTGCCCTATGCGGGCGAGTTGGAGGTCTCGCTGTTGTTGGAAGAAAACGCGACCCCAGGCATTCATCGCGCGGTCTTCATCGTCTACGTGACCCCCCATCAGCAATTCTACGACGGACATCTCATCGAAATGGAGTACGGAGAGGGAAGCTATCGGCAACAGACCATCAACCGCATGTTTGCGCATGCCATCGTCCAGGAATTTACCGAGTCTCGTATCCTCGCGTTTCTGGCGGACGACATCGAGATGAATTCGCTGTTGTACGGATATTTCCTGGATGGATTCAATCCGATACGGTTCGCTAACGCTGCCGCGGACGTCGACGATGAACGCCGCAGAAGACACGAATGCCACAATGTTGTCAATGTGGTTTTACACGACGGTGTCGAGCCAAATGTGGTTGTCGCGATTCCACCTCCGCCTCCCGTGAATGACTTTGCGGCGATTTATCGGGAGTATTACGGCGACGATGCGAGCGACGACGACGACGACGATGCGAGCGACGACGACGATGACGAAGACGATGACGACGATTTCGTGCGGGGATAGCTCGCTCGCCTGTGCTATAAAACCAATAAAACTAACACTTTTTTATTGGATTCTATTTCATTCTATTGGGTTTCATCATTCCATTTACATCCCAAACTGGCTAAAATCCGCCATCACAGGTCGTGGCGCATTGACGTCTTCTGATCTAGAATAATTGGGCACCTTCTTACACTCGAATGCCGGTTCGGGGCATCTGGCGCAAGCGGGACAAGGGGGGCATTGATGGCCATCCGCACCGCCCGACGCGCCTCCCTTTCCAGCCTGGTCGTTGCCACTCACGCTATTCATCCCCGGAATGCCCGCGGGGGTATTCATCGGAAATGTGCTAGGTGATAAAGCGGATACAGGCGATCCGAGTGATGACGCGCTGATACCTGCGTTGATGGTCGGGTCGTATGTTGGAGTTGTGGGGAGTTTCGTATTCGACGGAAGGTCTTTCGTGGCGACCGGCTTCAATGGGTCAGGAATATCGCTTGGCTTGGTAGTTGTAAATCCATCGCGGACGTAGTTGCCTAAACTGGATGCCAGCATTAATCCAAGTAATAAAATGAGTAAAAGATGGACTTTCGTAAGTTGCATTGTGTTTTCGATGCGATTATATCTAATATTATATACCTATAAAAAGTTTTACAATAAATAATTGATTGAAAATCCATGACATGTAGTAAATTATACAACACAATGGCGGAACAATCCGATACCGGCGGCGGCGGCGGCGTCGTTCTTTCCAAGAAACCCAGGCAACCACGCGAATTGAAGATTCTCTCGACGTCGTATATTCCAAGCGGTGCCGACGCCGCCGCCGATGCTACGGCCACGCCCCCGACGCATCGATATGAAATTGGCGTGGATGAAGCGGGACGTGGACCCCTATTTGGACGCGTTTATACAGGCGCGGTGATACTGCCTTCAGCGGCGGCGTCTGCGGCGTCGTCGGCATCGGCGTCGCCGTCATTCGACTTCTCCCTTCTAAAAGACAGCAAAAAGTTCACTTCCGAGAAGAAAATCCGCGAAGTATCCGACTATATCAAGCAACATGCGGTCGCGTGGGCGGTCGCTTATGAAGAACCTGCGGTTATTGACGCACTGAATATCCGGCGTGCGACGCTTCAATGTATGCGAACCGCGATAAACGCGGTGATTAAAAACCACGGGGCCGCCGCAGTGTCACCGGCACCGATACCGACATCCGACTACCTACTCCTCATCGACGGCAACGATTTCATCCCGATGGGGAATTTCAATCAACGGACCAGCGAAATCGATAATTACCGACATGTATGTGTTGAAGGCGGTGATAATACGTATGCGTGTATTGCGGCCGGGTCGATTCTCGCCAAGGTCGCGCGTGATGACTATATCGAAAAACTGTGCGATGAATATCCGGTTTTGGATGAACTATATTCACTCCGCGGCAATAAGGGGTATGGCGCAAAAAAACATATGGATGGGATACGCGAGCATGGGATTACACAGTGGCACAGGAGATCGTATGGAATCTGCCGGTCGTTCGAATGAATGCGAACGGCCATCCTGCGACAGCTTGATCGGTCGTTCGAATGAATGCGAACGACCGTAACGATTGGTGGTAAACTACATGTTGTCCATCGCATTTGAACTCCACTCGCTCCTGCCATACCCCATAAACCCGCCAGGCATCGGTGTGCTGTGTTGAATCTGCCCGTATTTCATAGCATTGACCTGGATTTCATATTTTTTCAGGCGAGCATTCTCGGCCTTCAGTGCGGCATTTTCCGCCTCCAATTCGGCGACCTTGGATTGTAATACGCACAATAATTCTCCGATACTTGATGACATTGCTGTACTCCAATATATACGCAATTTGTATTTCAATTTTATTTCTTTGGTATATTGTATAAGTACACCCGCCCACGTCCGTCACTACAATGGTCTGTGCCATTTCTTGCGCCATCGCGTTCATTTTTATCGTCGCGAATGTTTACTGCTGCGGGTTCGCCCACCGGTCCGGGGGGGTCATCCAGGAATTCGTATCGAAACTATCACCGGAGAATCAACGCCGGTATATCGCAATAGCTGAAGAACGCCGCGGGATTTATTTTATGGGACTGTTTCTAGGTTTTATCCTGGCGATGATATTGCTGATGTGCTGCCGGAAGTATTTCCTTGGCCCATCAGGGTCACGCGGCGGACTCCTTTGTATGGTCGCGGCCGTTACATTTAGCGTGAATTACTTTTATTACATTCTCTCGCCGAAGAGTGATTGGATGGTGCTTCATCTGAAGTCGGGCGAAGAAACGGCGGCGTGGTTGAAGGTATATCGCACGATGCAGTATAATTATCACGCGGGTCTTGTACTGGGAATCTTGGCGGTGGTTGCGTTCGGGAATTCGTTGTGCGGGTAGACCGGCACAACCACCAGAGCGCACCACCCTCACGCACCACAAATATCACACCAACTAGACGAAGACCCGAGCGGAGCAGAGCGAGTGGAGCAGAACGAGCTCCGCGAGTGACGCGCAACGAACGGCGACGCGAGAAACCCGAGCGGAGCAGAGCGAGTGGAGCCGACGGCGCAACGAACGGCGACGCGAGAAACCCGAGCGGAGCAGAGCGAGTGGAATGAACGTAGTGAATGAAACGAACGGCGACGCGAGATCGGCGACGCGACACTCGATAAAATTGATATTAAATTCCCATATAAAGCAATCGCAGTGTTTATTTATATTGACAGTTATGCGCATCCTGATCTTCGATACCGAGACAACAGGCCTCCCTCCCCGAAATACCCCGACGAATCAAACCGACAAATGGCCCCATATCGTCCAATTGAGTTGGGTGATTTACAACGATGAGACCAAGGTGGTCGAAGAAGATCAAGACTATATTATATCTCTCGGAACACATATTCCAATTTCGCCGGAATCAACGGCCATCCACGGCATCACAAGCGAACTCTCACGCGCCAAGGGGGTCTCCATGGATGTCGCGTTGTTTGATTTCAAGCACGCCTCCAACCGATGCGGCAAAATGGTCGCACACAATATCGAGTTCGACAAAAATATGATTATGGTAGAACTTTACCGCGCACGAATGTTTAACACGATTTTCCCCCCCTCAGAATATTGTACAATGAGACAGGGGACGCCCATTTGTAAGTTGGTGAAAGTCTGGGATGATGGGTCGACTTCGTTCAAATTCCCGAAACTCGTAGAACTTTACTACGCGCTTTTCGGGGCCGACGCACCCGCCCCGGAGGGACTTCACAATGCGAAAGTTGATGTTGAATTGTGCTTGAAGTGTTACGTGAAGATGACGGCGATGGAGTAATGAGAACATAATAATTGAAAGGTAATAATTGTTGTTATTTTTTATGTGGGGGGGTATATATATATTATAAGCGGTGTGATAAGAGTGATGGCAACGAGAAACAGTGGTATAAACGGTGCTGGTAGAGGTGCTGGTGGAGGTCAGGCGGCTGCTGCTGATGGCGGAGACGACTCACACAAACCTAATTATACCCGAGTGAGAGCAGCAAACCAATCACCACACCCACCCTCAAAACTACAAAAACAATCGGGCGCAACTGACGATCTTGAAATTAAATTAATTTCAACGCGCAAAGCCAAAGAAAAAGAATGGACTGCCGAAATCGAAGAAAAAGGACAACCATGGGACAATCTAAAGACATTACAACGCATATTTAATACAAGAATGATGCCGAGAGAACCTATACCATCAAAGATACCAACATTAGTTATACTTGTTGGACCTGCTGCCGCAGGTAAATCTAGTGCATTGGAGGGTTTGGGTTTGGATTTAGACGTTCATAATACAGTAAGAGTAAATCCGGATGAAATATTCGAAGCACTTGCGCATAAACACGGATATTTCCCACCGGAAATAAAAGTGCCGAAGCGGCAAACAGATGATACGGATGAAATATATAAGAAGCGATGTGATAAAATAACCGCACAAAACCAAACACGTTTAAATTGGTGGCGTGATAATAAAGACACGTTTGATGTTCTTTATGGTCGTGAATTTCAAGACGGACACGACCGTAACTTTGAAGCTGCCGCATACTGTACGTCAAAAACAGCCGGTGTATTAGGGCAATATAAATTCATATTACCAAAAATGAAAAATATGATAAAAACAGGTGCATCAATGGGTGCATCAATGGGTGCATCAATGGGTGACGATTATGATGCCGCTGCCGCTGCCGCTGCCGACGACGACGATGTCCCTATAAAGTCAGAACCTGATGAGGTCAAAGGTGGTGACGGACAAGGCGAGGCACAGGGCGCAGCTGGTGCTGCGACGAACGGTGCATCAATGGGTAATCTGAATGTTCTTTTAGATACGACTGGTGGTATGAAAAACACGGTTTTAGAGGAGTTGGCATTAGAATTTAGGGAGGGTGGTTATAAAATTGTGGTTGCTTTGGTTATTTCTACTAAAGAAAATTGTATGGCGCGTGTTTCCGGTGCTGACGGACGTAACGCACAACAACACCGCAAATTAGAAGATTGGGTTGTCGGAAGAATTTGGGACGATTTTATCAGAGAAAACACATCCTGTAGATGGGTTAAATTTTCAACTAAAAACAAAATTGAGTTAATTGTGGTTGAAAATACCGGGACACCGGTGAACCGTGTCACAGCCAGAGTTGTTTATAAAAAAAAACCTGATGTTGATCCTGAACTCTTAGAGGGGGGCGAGACAGAAGGTATATTAGGTATTTATAATTTAGGTTTTAACGTCGAAAGTAAATCGTTAGTATGTAGTGCGGGCGGCTCGGGTAGTAGAGGAGGCTCAAGAAAACGAAGAATAACAAGACGAAGAAAATACGGGTTTCGTAATAGAAAAACAATTAAAAAATACGGTCAAAATCGTTTCACTCGTCGTCGTAAATAATTCATTCATCGTGCGTATCATCACATATATTTGTATTTGGTATTATTGGTTGGGGCATTAACGGCGCAAAATACATATGGACTCGTTTCATTTTACGAAGAAAGTCGGGACGAACCAACCATTCAATTTCTGTAGTGTCGTCATATTCTTTTATTTTTTGTTTTATGGAACACAATCCGGATATTGGGTTAGGAGTTGACACGCTGCTGGATAACGACAATGATAATGACAATGACAATGACAATGAAAATGACCAAGACGACGCAGCGGATGACGACGGACCATATGGCCAAAACCCAGCCCGTGTAGTCAGAAGGTATAATACATTCGACGGATTAAGTGTTTTGAGGATTGTGGTTAATCGATTTCTCTCGGATACGAGTACAAATGCGGATGGTTTGGTGGACTTGATAACCCATTCATTATAATCTGGGAACGCAAGTGTGATTGTTTGCCCGAAAAGACGCCGCCACTGTCCAAATGTGCGACACGCAACGACTTCATCTGCTCGTGAATGAAGAAGTGGCCATAAGTATAGATTGGCGATATCGATCACTGTGCTTGAAGAGGCGGATACAAGACAAGATATCTCGCCTACGTTCGGTTTAAGGTATGCGCGTTTCTCGCGCGTCATTTCACAATCTAGCCACGGGTTATATTGTGAAAGTAGGAGGTATAATAATGTATTCTTGCGCGGTTCTTCGTAGACGACGCGGAATCTCTCGGAAACACCTGCTGTGATGTTGGCTGCTTCGTCGCTCTTCGTAAGCTGCGGCGGGAATCGGAAATTGTTCCGCTCGGCCCATTCGGTGACATTACAACAGTCTTCGTCGGTGGTGGTGTCTTCTATTTCTTTTATTTTATGTGGTTGTTTGAACCCGGATATAACTGCGGATAAGGTTTCTTTAAATGACGGGGACGACGACGACGGAGAACGAAGCATTGATATATATGTAGTATGTGTCAAATAATGTAAATATAATTCAATTTATTCTACTCACGAGGAGCAGAATTCTGCTTTCGTGATTCTGCTCAAGATGAGCAGAATTCGCAGATATCATCCTCTTCCACCGCTCCACTCCCTCCAGCTCCCGCTCCCGCCCCACCCCCCCCCCTCTCCGGCTCCACCGTGAATTGTTGTGCCTGGTGTTTCGCCTTTCTTCGCAAGTAATATACCCCCGTTTTCAACCCCTTATTCCACGCATAAAAGAGCATCGATGTCAGAATATTGTAATTCGGTTCTTCCACCCATAAGTTCATACTTTGGCTCTGGCAAATAAATGCCCCGCGGTCCGCCGCCATATCGATAATATGCCGCATTGGCATCTCCCACACCGTCTTGTATTTGAGTTTCAGTGCGTCGGGTAGTGCGTCGATATATTGGACACTCCCCTGGTTCGCGATAATATTGGTCTTCACGCGCTCGTTCCACATCCCAAGCCCGATGAGGTCGTGAATAAGATACCGATTCACCATAATGAACTCCCCCGCAAGGGTACGGCGCGTATAAATATTACTCGTAATCGGTTCAAAACATTCGTTATTCCCGAGAATTTGGGAGGTGCTCGCGGTAGGCATCGGCGCGAGGAGCAGCGAATTCCTCAGTCCGTATTTCTGGACTTTGGATTTCAGGGCGGACCAGTCGTATTTCCAGGTGCGGTATTTCGGTGCGGGGTATGAACTCGAGGTGGGGTCGATGCCCCACATATCAAATTGAAGAATACCTTGCGATGCGGGCGAACCTGGAAATGTCTCGTATGCTCCGTGACGTGCGGCTAAGGTCATCGATGCGTTGACTGCGGCGTAATAAATCGTTTCGAAAATCTCGCGGTTCAGGACCCGGGCTTCCTCGCTATGGAACGGAATATTCATCATCATAAAAACGTCGGCAAGTCCTTGGACGCCGATTCCGATGGGGCGGTGGCGCAGATTGCTCGTCCGCGTTTTCGTGGTCGGATAATAATTAATATCGATTATCTGGTTCAGATTGTCTACGACGAGGGCGGTGACGCGTTCGAGATCGGCAAAATCGAAGAGGGGTCGCCCCCCAACGGCGCTAGTTCCGCTCGATTCAGGGGGGTGGCGCCCCCCAACGGCGCTAGCTCCGCTCGATTCAGGGACGGATTCGGATACGACTCCTGAGCCAGAGACTACGGAGGACCCGGAGGGGACGGAGTGGTCGGAGGCGACGGAGGAGATAGCGCCGGAGCCGGAGGCGACGGCGAACCCGGAGGCGACGGCGAAGGAGATAGAGCCGGCGGCGACGGCGAACCGGTTCAAGGCGATACTCGCCAAATTACAAACCGCCGTCTCATTCTCATCAGAATATTCCATAATTTCAGTACACAAATTACTGCTCTTAATCGTCCCTACATTCTTCTGGTTACTCTTTTTGTTGGCCGCGTCCTTAAACAGAATATAAGGTGTTCCCGTCTCCATTTGGCTGTCCAGGATTTTCAGCCACAGGTCGCGTGCCTTCACTTGTTTGCGTGCGCGGCCTTCCCGCTCGTATTTCTCGTATAACGCGCGAAAATCGTCGCCATATACATCCGCGAGACCGGGGCATTCATCGGGGCAGAAATACGACCACATGTCCGTGCCCGTCGTCGCACCCGTCGTCGCGCCCGAGCTCGCCCCACGCACGCGTTCCATAAACAAATCCGGCACCCATAACGCATAAAACAGGTCACGACCTTTCATCTCTTCATCGCCGTGGTTCTTCTTCATTTCCAAGAAATCCTCAATATCGGGGTGCCATGGCTCCAAATAAATCGCGAAACTCCCGTTGCGTCGTCCCCCCTGGTCGATATACCGCGCGGTATTATTATACACACGCAACATCGGGACGATGCCGTTGGATGCGCCGTTTGTCCCACGGATATGCGACCCCGATGCGCGGATATTATGAATATGAAGCCCGATACCGCCGGCGTGTTTGGATATTTTAGCACAATCTTTCAGTGTATCAAAAATCCCGTCAATGCTGTCGTTTTCCATCGCAATGAGGTAACACGAACTCAATTGAGGCCGGGGTGTGCCTGCGTTGAAGAGCGTCGGTGTCGCATGCGTCATATATTTCTGCGACATCGCATTATACGTGTTCTGAATATAGACCAGCGTTTCGTATACGGATACGGTATCCTTGCGCCCGCTGTGAATCCCGAGTGCGACGCGCATCCACATATGTTGCGGGCGTTCAACGACCACTCCGTGACAGCGCATGAGATAAGACCGTTCGAGGGTCTTAAACCCGAAATAATCGATGAGGTAGTCTCTCGAATGGTCGATCATCATTTCTATTGCGTCGATGACAATAGACACCGGTGTCGAGCCCAGTGTCGTACCCGGTACATCAACTGGCAAATGTAAAAAATCCCAGAGGTCCTTACTAATAATCGGGACATGCTTATTGTTCGCGTCACGGTATTCATATAATACCTGCATCGCGTCGTAGAATCCGCCGGGGATATTCTTGTGCGCATTCGAAATAATAATATAAGACGCCAATGTGCCGTAATCGGGATGTTGAACCGACATCATCGCACACTGCTGGGCGGTGAGTTCGTCGATTTTCGTGGTAGGGATTCCGTCATAGAGCTGGTCGATGATTTTGATGACGAGGGTGGTATAATTCACGGCCGTTATTTTGGCTTGCGCGCCGAGTGTTTTTAGGCGGGCGAGGATTTTATCAAATGCGACAATCTCTCGGTCGCCGTTTCGTTTAATGACGTGCATATCCGACGATGTCGTCGATGACGACGACGACGACTCACTCGTAGACATATTCTAATATCTAGTGTATAATATATAGAAAACAACCGGTTTAAACCTTTTCTCTTATACACAAATCCAGAGAAATGAAATACTGTAAAGAATATCTTGCGTTGTTCCTGCTTGTTGTCGCAGTTGTAATTGCGGGCCCGTTTGTTTCCGCAATCCACGATTTCAGTGCGGCGTTGACGGCGACTGATGCGAAAGAAGGGTTTAGTGGCGACCGCGTCCCATCCGGTGAATACCCGCGCGAAGTAGATGAACCGTTGTTATACCCGGAGTATCCGAAAATCACGACCGGTTATGGCGTCGTGCTCCGAGAGAATAACTCCACGAACAATTCGAAATTATACCCGGTGGCTGCGAATCTCGCGAACTACGACCAAGCGACAAACAATGTGCGTGACTGGGTCACGCCAGATAATGGGTCGTGTATGCCTGCGGGGATGTGTGGGGCTCTCTACGCACCCAAGACGCCGGCGGAGTACGTGGTCCCCGAGCCGTTGCCGATGGATAGTCCTGTGCGCCGGGTGGGATTTTACGGGTCAGAACGTAGGTAAGAACAATAAAAAGAAACAGGAATGTTTTTATTGTCCGTGTGCGTGTCCATCTTATTCGACCTTGCTTTCATCCAATTCAAGGTCATCTATTTTGAAACACTTAATTAAAACGTCCGAGGGACGTTTGGTGCCGTCGGATGGACGTTTCGTGCCGTAATTAGGTGCCGACGACCCCGACGATTTATTATAATACGACATCATCGTAGCCATCTTCGTTGCGGTTACCTCTGTTGTGGCTGGTGCTACGGCGGCATCGGCATCGGCATCGACCGCATCAGCGTCGATAATCGCTGTATCCAATTTCACGATTTTAACGAATTCCAACGGTCCGTTTGGTCCGCCCCCCGCTGGCTTCTTTTTCGGCGCACGATGTTCGAACCCAGTCTCCCGCTCTTCTTCAATCATCGTCCAGACGCGTTGTAGCACCAGCGCCGCCTCCGAGAACCAAAGCCGGTTGCGCTTTACGAGAACACAACTGTATTCATCCAGGTACCAATAAATCGTCCGCACCCAGATATTGCCGGCACGATTGTGTTTCTCAAATACCGCGGCCTCCCATGTCTCGTATTCTTCCGCCGTCGCGCCGATGGGTGCGTATTCATATAACTGTATCGGTTGCGATACATATCCGTGATACGTAAGCGCGGGAGCGGTTTGAAACCAAAGGATGATTCCCTTTTCGTTTCCATTGGCGGAGTATCCTCTAACGCCGCCTGTGGCCGGCGTGTCCGTGGCAGGCGTGTCCGCTAGATACTCAGCCTCACTATCATATTCCTTGAATCGGGTCTCTACGAAATCACATTCATCCAGGTCACAAACCTCCATTTGAATCTGGGTTTGAATCCAGTATTCTTCCTTAGGCTTGCCCGTGATTTCACGGTTCACGATATTCTTGATTTCAACCATCCGCCCGTAGATGGGCGCCGCGGGGTCGATATTGATTCCATCCGGTGACGCGCCAATGAAGGGGTATGTATCGTGTTGGATACACCCGAATTCGCCGAGTTTTGTCTGGTTCCGGCGCTCATAGACCATCACAGTGAGTGGTTCATATCGCTGACCCCAGTGAAGTGGGGAATTCACCGAACCTTGAAGCGGGCCTGACGGCGGACCGGATGCCGCGGCGTAGTTTTTACACTTTTCATACACGAGCTGGTTCACGGATGCTTGTGAACCAAACGCTTTTGAAGCAGCACTTGCGGTGATGAGATTATTACGCCGGGCATACCATTCGGGCGTTCGTTGGTCGGGTTGCGGCTTTTCACGCAAGATCTGGATTTTCTGTGTCATCTTACGGATTACGTCAGTGTCTAACTCAATCTTGGAACTTCGGGCGAAAACCGAGCCGACGGGGGCGATGGAGCCAACGGCGCAATCGGAACCGGAGGCGAGAACAGAACGCCCCGGCGCTATTTCCTCATAAAATCTCTCGAAGAGTTCATCATATAACTCGCAAATATACGCGTCGAGTACAACATTTAGAGCTTCGGCTTCAGCAGCGGTGGCGGTTGAGTAATCGGACCGATGCGGAATCATTTCCGAGAAATATTCGCACAAGTAGCTGTCAATCCATGTTCCAACGATTTCTTCATCGTTGAAATCCTCGCGTTTGAATTCCAGTATATTCTCTCGCGCAATTTCGGCCAATTCATCAAGCGCGTTGTTGATAATTGTCTCTCGATCTTCATCGGAAGGAAGTATGGAATACGGTGCGGTGGACGCGGCGGCGGCGGCGGCGGACGCGGTGTCTGCGTCGTCGTCCCGCCCGACATTGTGGTCGCTAAATAGTCCACTATATTCGCTATCATCGACTTTAGCATTGACGTCAGTGGTCATTCTATATATTATTACAAAATACGTTTATATTCGTAATAATAATAACAAGCGCAATCAATTTTACACGTTGACAATATTATATCTAGGTATAGTAAGTATTTCAAAGACACACGCGAAATAATGGTTGGTGCCGGATTATTGCCCGCCGCTGTCCATAAAGGCACAATTTATTTATTATTTGGTCGAGAGAATGAGCTCAATGATACACCGGGTTGGGCCGACTTCGGCGGCGGTTCAAAACCGAACGAGACGCCGTTGGATGTCGCTACACGAGAAGGAAGCGAGGAACTCAATGGACTCCTTGGATCGCAATCCCAGCTCAAAAAGGTCGCTGTCCGGAACAAAATCGCGGAGCTTCTGTATCATACCTATACAACCATCGTGTTTAAAACCGATTACGACGATAAACTGGAGGATTATTATTTGAATAATTACCGGTTTTTTGAGAAATATCTGCCTGGCGCGAAGAAGAACCCGCATAATGGTCTGCTTGAAAAGGCGGAAATAAAATGGTTTACATTCGCCGAGTTGCGTAAAACCCGCGGGAAATTTAGGGCGTTTTACCGGAATATGGTGGATGTTATATTGGAACATGAGGCCGAGATAACGAGCAAGTTACATAAGCCGGTGTGCGGACCGAAATGTAGTTTTAAGATAGCCAGGGCCACAGGCACTGGCATAGGACACGGTAAGAAATCAAAACAGAGAAATCTTACTGTGAAGAAACGTCAGACAAGGCGCAGACGTCGTCGTCGTAATTGATGGTGTTTAGGATTCCGCCGCAGCCGCCGCAGCCGCCGCATCCACCGCCGCCGCCGCATCCACCGCCGCCACGTCGGCTCCTAGTCTGCGCTTCTTCGACATATTCGTCGTCGGCGCAAGCGATTTCAAAGTAGATTGACGCTTTTCACATCGTTTAAGCGTGAATTTTTTAAGTCCGGCATGATAAATCAAGCACGGAATACTGGTTACAATCCCGGTTACTTTATCGTATACAACATCTTTCGCACGCAATAGTTTCTTCTGTTCCAAATTCGCAAGAAGAAACCGATATAGACCATTGATTTCGGTATCATTACATTCCTGTTCTTTACCATATCGTGTCGCATATTCTTTCAGTTTCACGACCTTCGCCGACTTATCGAGTTTATTCCAGGGGTCGCTTTTATTTGCGTTCTTCTCATTTTCAAGAATATTATCGATATTGGGATGAGTGACGACATCGGGTTTCAACATACCATAATTTCCGGTAAGAAGCATATTCTTGTAGTTGATGTTTTTGAGGGCTTGGTCTTCCGTGGGGGGTCCGCCGGGGGTTCCGCCCCCCAACGACGGATCTGAACGGGCGATGGCAGAGGGAGTGGCGGAGGGATTGGCGGGAGTGGCGGCGGCGGCGGCGGCGGCTTTTCTAGGCATTATGAAATACGATGTGAACGCTTAATGTTATGAGGTATACATAATATAGTAAGATGACTTAAAGTCGTTTTTTGTATATTATGGATTTACATCGCCACAAATGAACGAATCATCCGGCTATTATCGACAACAGGTGCCACTGCGGCCTTCGGGCGATTGTTGACATTCACGCTCGTCGAGTTGCCATTAAACCAGTTGTCGAGCAACTTGGCAGCAGGTTGGACGGGGCGTCCTGCGTTAAGCAGGTTGATGGCGTCAGGGCCAGCGCCGGCGGCCTTGTGAGCCAGGCCAGCGGACGCACCGAAGACGGCCCTTCCGGAGAAGGACAGGCCAGCGCAGGGAGCGGAAGCGGAAGCAGAAGAGGGGTTCAAAGACATTTTATGATAAATCAACAGATTTTATTTTTATATCGTTTACTGTGATTTTATCATAAAATACTCGCAACAACGGCGACTTTGCCAGCAATATTGGCAACCTTACCGGCCACTTGGCCGATTTTACGGATGGGCTGGATGATTTTACTAAAGGAAAATCGCTTCTCTTCAGGAGCGAATGCGGACGCGGACGGAGCGGAGAAACTCAATGAGGTCATTAAATCGGTGGGGGATAGTGTGTCAAAGCAGGTTATGATATAAACCAATATTATAGTTTTATATCGTATGTATCTAGCTAGCGATCGACGAAGGAACGAACGCGCTTTAACGGCGACCACCAAGAGGCAGACCCATAGATGCGGCCTCAGCGCGGGTAAGAGCACCAGCGTTGTTGGCGGCGACTTGAGCAGCGTGCGTGGGGTGAGCCAGGTAGCCGCTAGAATTCATCGTATAGCCGTTCGACTGATACGTAGCCTTCGCACTGGGGCGAGCACCAGCAGAGAAGTTGACGTTTCCGGACACGGATCCGGAGACGCGAACGTTGGCCGCGCGAGCAGCAGAAGCAACGAGGGAGATAGGGTTCAAAGGCATTTTATGATATACCCTGAGAAAATACTTTTATATCGTTTTGGGGATGGACTGAATAAAATTGAATTCTAATGTAAGTCATGAAATAATCGTCGCAGATACATTACAGTCATCACATTATGAACCTCTTCATTCTCTCGCTGGACCCCGCCAAGACCGCGGAATATATGATGGATAAGCATATTGCGAAAATCATCTTGGAGGCAGTCCAGATGTTATGTACAACCCAGCGGCTGTTACTCGGCGGCGGCAGCGGCAGCGGCGGCGGCGACATCGACCCATGTGTCTATAAAATCGCACATAAAAACCACCCCGTCACTATTTGGTGCCGTGCGTCTCAAGCCAACTTTATCTGGACACTAGACCTCGTCGACGCCATGCACGCCGAATGGAAATACAGATACGGTCACCCCGCCCAGAAACAGCACAAATCATACGTCGTCGCCCAATATTTACGCCTAAATATCCCACCTGCCGCAGCATTTGAGCGCGTCAAGGTCCCCGGAATAATGACACCTTTCGCGCTTGCGATGCCAGATGAATACAAAGTCCGCGCATCAAGTTCGGGAGATGGTATGTACGACGCGGTGGCATCGTACCGGAGTTATTATTTGTCCGAACCCAAGCGCCGGATCGCAAAATGGGGGAAACTGCGCGGAATGCCGGTGTGGTATGCGCGCGGATTGCGGCAGATATTGGGAAAACCTGTGCCGAAATTGGTGATTGTGAAACGGTAGGTTACAATACTAAAGAATAACACTTAAACTTTATCTCTTCAAAATAAACTAAAGATACTCATTCCTGTCGTTTCACATAACGTTCATTCATTCATTCATTATGTCAATCACAAACTTTTCAATTTATGGCATCTACGAACATTACATCACGACGCACCCTGGCGCGAATACCGGGCTTATTCACCGGACCATGTATTTCCCGCATCAGGATGACCGAGAGGTTGCGCGGATTGTCGCACGATATTCTCGGTTTATTATTTTAATACAACAAAACGAATACGCGGTTGGTTGTTTTCAACGCGATATTCAACCACACATTCATGCGGCCAATAAACCGTATATTATTATTTCGTGTATGGACGATTATACATTTCCAGAGACAGTAGTTGGTTCGTTTTTTGACATGTGTCCGTCGCCGTTATTCCGGCATTGGTTTGCGATAAACTGCCGCGTTAGATTACCATCAAATACCGCGAAAATAACACCGATTCCCTATGGGATTGATTACTGGACGCTTGCCGCGCGGACATCATGGACGAATACTCCGACCGCGTCGGCCTGTATACAGGACCGGCATCTCTCGAAACTGCGAGAATCGGTCATTCATTTTTCAAGACGCGTGGACACGAGAATCTATATCAACTTCCAATTTAATCTGGATGGAAACGGTTGTGCCGAGAGATTCTCGGCGTTTCATACCATTCCGAGAGATATAATGTCAATTCAAGAATCCCCAGTCAACCGGTATGACACCTGGGGTGCGTATACCCAACACGTCTTTGTCGCGAGTCCGCGGGGGAATGGTCTGGATACGATACGTACGTGGGAGGCGCTTATGCTCGGTTGTATTGTTATTGTGCGGCGCATCCCGGGCGCTCCCGCCATAGAAGAATTATATACGGACTTGCCCGTGGTCGTGGTAGATAGGTGGTCAGACCTCTCGAGAGATTTCCTCGTCCAGATTCTCTCGGAGTATTCATTACGAACCTTCAATTATAAGAAACTAACGATGGAATATTGGAGACGTCGTATCGACGACGCGTTCGACGACGCGCGTATTTAGTAGGATTGTATTGTAAGAGTGTATCGTTTGCGACACACCATTCGATTCGATTCCATTTCATTTCATTCCATTTCATTCCATATGAAGAAAATCGATATTCTTGGCAAACGTAACCAGGATAAAATGAAGCAAATGGCGGACCCCGCCGCGGTCATTGAGAAAAAGGTGCCGAAGAATCGGGGCGCAATACCGGATGAGTATTATGCGCCGAATCAGGCTCTCGGACTGGCGGTATTAAAGGCGTCTACGACGCCGGATCTCGGAACAACGCCGCTGTGCGAACCTACTGCGGCCGCCGCCGCTATCCTCCGAGAGATTGACCTGAAACGTAAAGCCTATATTTACCAAGATAAACAACACGCTATCTATGATGCGCGGTTCTCTATCACCACCGACCAAATCGTTGATCTTCTCGTATCTTCTGAACTCTTATGTTATTATTGTCGAGAGATTTGCCTGATCGCCTATAAGGAATCCATGTGCCGGAAACAATGGACGCTGGACAGAATCGATAATGACTACGGTCATAATGATAAGAACGTAGTTATTGCGTGTTTAGACTGTAATTTGAAACGTGGAACGATGGACTCCGAGAGATTTCGTCAGGGAAAGCAATTCACTTTTCGGAAGGTAGAATAATAAAGGGAAGTTGTTATTACTACATATATGTCCTTAACGAATTATATTTATGGTTCGCTGGTTTGGGTTGGTATAGGTTGTATTTCATGTTTCAGTTATATCGTGATATGAAGTTTCTTCGTTGGTGATGATGATTTTGCCGTCGGCTCAAATGAAACGACACATATCCGAACACATGACGGATATTGTATCGACCTACGGGTTTCGCGAAGAAACGGTGGATGTCTCAGGTGTTAAAATACATTGCGTAATCAAAGACAATGTGACTGAACATGGTCTTACATCTGGGGGGGGGGCTAGTCCATCTCACTGCGCCACCGCCGTCGACGACGTATTTGTCTTCATCCACGGAACCGCCAGTGCGTCTATCATATTTTTTGATGTTATGAAACACGTACCCAGTAAATGCGTCGCCATCGATTTACCGAATTTTGGAATAAGTGGGTGTATCGATATGGATACACATAAGAGCAATGAAGCATTCGTTCGATGTTACGCGGATATTATCGGGAATACGCTTATTGCGTTGGATATCATGAAAAACACGATACTTGTCGCGCATTCTCTCGGCGGGTTTCTTTCCATTTATACGGCTGAACGGTATCCTGTCAAACGGTTGGTGCTTTTGAACCCTGCGGGTATTCTTCCAACACTCGGTATATATGGATATTATTGGGGGATATTTTTCAAGGCGGGGTTACCAACAACATTGTTTCATCTTCCGATGATTTCGCGCGATTTGTTGATATACATTGCGCGGTGTGGGTTGAATGGGGTCACAACCGAGTTTTGGTTGTCTTTTTTTACAAATAACGAAAATAATGGACACGAGATTCTACAACGATTGATTACATTACGACCGTTTTATTCTTATTGGAATACACCCGCCATAAATACACTAATGGACGTCTATAAAAAGGTGCCAACGCATATTTGCTTTGGCGAAGATGATACGATTATTCCATCGCATATCGGGGAGTTTCTGGATGAATTAACGGGTGGGGAGATTATGATACATAATATAAAAAATGCGTCACATAATCCGTGTTGTAACATAGAATGTTTTTTGAAGTATATTTGCGCGGTAAGGTCTGGGGGCGCCGCGCCGCCGCCGATGCCGAATAAGACCAAATGGCGTAACAAAAACATAAACAAACAATCGGGTTGTAGAGGTTATTCCTATCACTGCTTAAAAGAGACGAATAAATCCATTCAAAATATATACAATTATATCATTACAAATCATCACCAATCGTAACTGTATTCATTTTTGTGTATGCGATTTTAAGTAATGTCAGTAGCGTCGCAACGATGAGTGTTCTCGTCAATACAAATGCGACAACTCTTTCCGGAAAATAATTAGATACAAATCGGGGGAATAAACGGTCAAATTCATCGTCATGGTCTAATAATGATTTTTCGATGGAAGATATAATACATTTTCCGTCAAACACTCTCCACGACAACAACACGGTCAATTGACTAAACAATAATATATGTAAATAGATTACATTTGTTATAAATACCCATCCAAGTTTCAATATACAAATCAATATTACGTGTATCAAAAAAATAATATAACCGATGATATGCTTATATTTTATTTCTTCGATTCTCATTTACCCTATTATTTATTTAGATACTAATAATATCGAATTCATTTTCGAAAAATCTACGAATAAAGCTTACTGTCCTCCACATTCCGTGTGACCTCCTTGATGAACTTATCCGTATCCAGTAACTCATTGATATTCTCCGCCCAGTTGTGTCGATAACGAAACAGGAACCCAACAAGCCCTGCCATCGTAATCGTTTTCTTGTTGATGTGCTCGTAAAACTTGTCAAATTCGCGTTCGATTTCCTCCGGCGTGAGGTCCTCCTTTCGCATCATATCGCGGAACAGGTGCTTGACGTCCACTTTCTTCGGGTAGTTCATATGGATAATCATATCCGTCCGCCCCTGGCGCAGCAACGCGTGATCCAAATTCTCCGGATGATTCGTTGTAATAAATGAAATCAGCCCCTTGCGGAAAAAGACGCCGTCAAGCAGGTTGAGGAGGTTGCTGAACGTGAATGTGCTCTTGTTTTCCTGGGTCCCGGTGCGTTTCTCGAACAGACAGTCGATGTCTTCGAAGAGGAGGACGGACTTCGGCGGGATATCGCGGAACGCTGCGAGGGCTGTATTATTATCCGTGTCGTGGTTAATCGAAAAGATACACAAGTTATACCCGATTTCCTTACACATCGCCTTGATGATACTCGTCTTACCACTGCCGGGAATGCCCGTGAGGAGATAATTCTTCTTATACGGAATCCCAAACTCGTCGTATTCCTTCTCCTTCTTCAAAAAATCGATAATATCCGCGCGCATTTTCTGTTTTAGTTTCTCGTCAAAATACACGGTGTCTAGGGTGCGCGAGGGGATTTTGTTATAACGCATCCATTCGCCGTATTTCGACATGACATATACGTGGAGTTTGCTGACATCTTGTTCATTGTTTTCTAGGAAGTTGTCGCTTTCGCGGTAGAAGTGGTGAAATATAACCGGCGAATCCGTGTGAATCGTCATATATTCGAACTTCTGCGGTCTATCATCCGTTCCGACGATTTTCTCTTGCTGACGGTAGGTGATTAAAAACTCGGCGGATTTTTCGGGCTCGGTCTTTGATTCGGGGACCGTGTATGTATATTTATAGGTGCCGAACCCAATCTGTGCGTAGCAAAAATCTTCCTTGTCGTATTTGTAGGGGCGGCGGCGCAACTTCAGCGGAACACGATGGCCTTCAATGGCACCGTCGGTGCTGCCGACGGTGCTTTCGGGTATATGAACCAGATGGTCCATTGTATGATACATGTACAGTAATATTTGATTTATTACACTGGTCAGATCCGTGTAATATTCGTATTGTCCCGCGGGCATTTTATGTAAATCCACGACGAGTTTACTGTTTGGGACGCTTTCATCATCCTCGCTTGAAATACCACTTTCATAATCGCTTGTCTTGAGCATCGAATTTGCTTTTTTATACTGTTCGGCTTCTGCTGGTGATATAGAATCGGCGCGTTCGAGAGACATTAGAATGGAATACGAGAGGTATGTTATATCATAACGGGATGGTTTTATATCATATGGCGAAAACCCGTTCAAACGGCGCACAAACGGGTTTAAATACTTATTCATATGTTTATTACACCTACCTACGCCCAACAAACACGCGCAATGCTCGCCTGTATTCAACCACACAAAGACCAACATTGCCAGCCGATACTTCCTGCTGCTGCCGCCACCGCCGCCACCGCCACCGCCGCCGCTACCAACGCCCACGGAACGAGTATATATAATACCCAGAACGACCTTCTGCTTCATAAAGTCCTGCGGTTCTATAATGAAAACAACAGCGAAAATATGGACCGGATGCTTTCGGTGATAAATGGAACGACGAATATATCATTGCGAATTATGGACTGGTTCGTTACCAATTATTCGAAGAAGCATTATACGGTATATGACCTCATCGGCGGCGGGGGTGGTATTCCCGCCAAACGGTTCAAAGTATACGTGGATTATAAACTGAAACTCCGCGCATATTCGAAAAAGCGGTTCGACCCCTTCTGTCGCTGGGACCGAATCAATGTGCCTTACAAAAACGGGACGTATATTCAGACCACCCTAGGACAATTGAATTTCTTTAAATGGGCGATTGAGAATGAAGTGATACGGTATATTCAAGAGAATTATAGCGCGATAGAGGCCGATATGAATATTCGCAATAACACTTCGCGTAAAATCGCGAAATCGCACCAGACGTCATCCACGACGATTGATGGGTGTGAATTGAAAATACCCGACACACCACTCGAGTCGTCGTCACCTGTGGCACCGGAGGCGGCGGTCACCGCGAAACAGCGTAAAAAGCGCGAGGAATTGTCCGATTCAGCAACCCGAAGCATCAAAAAGGAGTTTGTAAACATTGTGTTGTCGTTTGATTAAGTCCATGGATTCATGGATTCATGGAATCATGGAATCATGGAATCATCGGCGCGGCGCGGCGTAACAAAGATAAAAACATATATAATACTATTACACTAGTAGTATTATATTCAGTTCTATTCATTGAACCGATTCATTGAACTGAATCATTGAACTGAATCATGGGCAATCAAGTATCACTTGTTCCAAAAGTGAGTTATGAGGATATCCAGATGATTGTTTACCGTAATACACATATTCCACATTCAACTATTTTAATCAATACACTTCCCCCGTCACTTCAGCATTGTCTTATTAAAACCACCGTGGATATACGCGTGGAGGAACAACTCATAAACAAATGTCTTATGAACAGCCCGAACGTCATGATTATCGTATACGGAAAGAACTCAACGGATATTACAATATTACATAAATACGAACAACTCGTGAAGCTCGGATTTACAAACGTCCATATTTATACAGGCGGCATATTTGAGTGGATGCTGCTTTACGAGATTTACGGAAAGGATTTATTCAAAATCACGCAATATGAAATCGATATTCTGCGGTATCGACCCAAGTCGGTGTTATTGGCCGCGATGACCGGTGGCGCGGGCGGGGTTGGTGGATATATTGAAGACGATTTGTCACAACGGTCATCACAGCACCACCCAGATGATTGTCGTATTCACATTCCAGGACAAGAAGACGACGACGGTGGCGGCAGTGGCCATGGCGGCAGTGGCAGCGGCAGCGGCGGTATATTCGCATCTAGCATAAAATGGTTATTTGGTTCTTAGCGCTGCTGCGTATAAAACGTATATGTATAATATAATGACATAACATAACAACAATGTTGAACGCTCAAACATTTAACACAAAATATGGCAAAATCACGCTATTGAAGAATGAAGCATATATCGGAGGTTCATTTAGAAGTAACGGATACTGGGAAGAGGATAATTTATTGAAAATAAAGCAATATATTCCGTCCGACCGCAATATCCTAGAAATCGGCGCGCATTGTGGAACATCTAGTGTTGTATATTCGTCCTATATTAGCGATACGAATAAGTTATTCGCATACGAACCACAAAATGTGATGTATCAATTATTGGTTCAAAACACAAACCAAAATAATCTACAGGATAAAATCATCCCATTCAATATGGGAGTTTTCTGTTATAAGGGTTCTGGAAATATGAATCATATTGATTTAGACGGTGGCGGCGGCAATGTCCAGCGTCGTTATAATGAAGAAAGCAACTATGGATGTAATTTCGGCGGGATTGGTTTAGGTAAAGAAGGCGAATCCATCTCGTTGACGACCATTGACGAGATGGGACACGATAATATCGGGTTTATTCACTGTGACGCACAAGGTTCTGAAAACTTCATTTTTTCAAGTGGAAAAGAAACCATCAAGAAGAACCGTCCAGTGATTCTATATGAAAATAACGCAAAATACTGCCAGTTACTATACAATAACGTATGCGTGAATTATCCGTCATATGCGGAAGAAAGTAAGTTTGACCTTACCGAATACTGTATGACCGAACTTAACTATTCCAAATGTTATGAAAAGTTTAACGGTTCAATCGATACCCTTTTGATACCTTAATCCCGCCACGACCCGTATCCGAGATGTCGCAAATACCCGCGCTCCATCAAGCGAATAGACGAGTCCGATTCGGACGCATCAGCCGCTTGTTCGTGATACATTGTCGTGATGACATCTGGTCCACATACCCACAAAATATCCGTCTCAGCCCACTTGTCAAGATTGGACTGAAACAATACCTCCAGGCGGCGCATACATTCGCGAATACACAGTTCTAGAAAGGGGTGTCGTTTATAATTCGAGGCGAATGCGAAATTGGCGATACGAAGCGCATTTTGTGGGTTCTTACATTCCCGTGGCCCTAGAACGTCTATATTGACCGTGAATTCTGTGAATAATATCATCCGGTCGGTTTTTGGGTTTATGCCGCCGCCGCCGAACGGATTCGTCGCGATGACGCAATCCATATCCAGGTAAAACCCGCCGTGTTTGTAGATATACAAGAGTCGGCCGAGGTCGGCGCGGACAACCCAATGAGGGATTTTCGCCCATAATTCGGGGAGGCCTGGGAACGACGAGAGAATCGGTATAATATCCGCGGGGGTGACAATAGTGTGTTCGGGAATGTGTTGTTTGTTTTGCTGGATACATGTCATCGGGATTGCGGCGCGTTCATCCGGTTTGAAGTTCCACATATATACGATGGATGATGTGTACGACGACGACGACATATCTGCGATGAATATCGATTGTGTTATATATCATAGACGCCACATTTATTTATGTCAATTACATACCGGTATCACCCGGGGGTGTCGCGGCGTCGGCGGCGGTGGCGGCGGCGGATGGATTCCAACATTTTGTATAATACGATAAATGTAATCGTTCATACTGAAACGCATTTTGTTGATGTTTCAACTTGAATTCGTATACGGTTTGTTTCAATAATTGTAATGTGACATCTTCCCATTTATCTACAATCAAAACGGGAAGTTCATCAAACAACTCGCGAAACACAGACGTCCTTACAATCGGAATACATCCACATAACAACGCCTCCCATGTGCGATGACAATCCATACCATTGCCGAATGGAGATAATACAAATGCGTATTCGGTCATATTCTTCCACGTGTTTGTCCGCGGTATGAAGGTCGTTTGTTGGTGTAATAATGCGGGTGGTATCGCTGACACAGCAGTTGAGCGGTCCTTGAAACGGTCAGGACATAACATAACATTCGAATATATTTGTAGTTTACGTTGATAAAACGGTGTCATTTTCGCGCGGATTTGTTGAATGAGGCATTGTTCTTGCGCGACAGGTGAGGAGTATTGTGTTTCCTTTTTCAATTGCCATCTGTGATTTGGTTTGCTGCTGATGGTGTGATAGTCCATACCAATCGGTATTTGTTTTAATTTCATACATGCGCGATGAATTGCGTTTTCAAGAGAGGATTCATTTTTTAGAATCACCGCATTCGCGTTCTAAAGTTTTGTTATTCGCTCTTTCAAGAAATCGCGGCAATTTTGTATATCCATATTTTGCGAATACAACTCGCGAAGGTAGGGGTTCAATACAAACATAAGAAATGCGTTGGGTTTTTGTGGGACGGTCTCGCGGAACATTGTTTTATCACCATCGCCACATACAACAATAAATGGGGTTTGAATCTTTGGTGCGTATTCTACGATAAATGTTTGAAATGCGTCAGAGCATACGTAGACGGACGTGGCGGCGGTGGCGGCGGTGGCGGCGGATGACGTGGCGGCGACCGAGTCTACGAATGTCTGAATATATTCCAAATCTCCAGGACAACTTGACTTCGGATTCATTGAACGTATATTACATGATTTCAACAATCCCCTGCTTGATACAAATGAACACGCGGTTTCATCGGTCATTGTAATAAAAAAGCGTATAATACGTATACAATACGTGTATAATACAATACGTATTGTATTTATCTTCATTTACATCAACCCTCGAATAAATTCTGTGATACGTTCCATCCGTTCAGATAGAAGTCGCGGCGTCCCGATAATGTCTTCATTTGCGGGGAGTTCCAGAAGAGCACAGCCGCGTGTGCGAATCCAGTCTTCATGGTATTGATGGCATCGTTGTATGTAATCCACCTGGATTGTCTCACCCGCGCGAGCGCGTTTCCCGATGCGTTCCAGACACACCTCCGGTGATGCGTTAATATATACAATCCCCGCCAATGGAACATCCGTCAGAAATTCATCAAACCACAACGTGTAAATTTGGAATTCATCATGTGAAATATCGCCCGCATCATACAACATCTTCGCGAAAACATTCCGGTCGGTTTCTACACTTCGCTCGGTAATAATCAACTTGATTTTCGGGTCCTTGACTGCCTTGCGCAACAATGAAAGGCGCGAAATATACGCCATCATCTGAAATTTGAACGCATTCGCGCGTATATCCTTGTACAGATTCGTTAGAATATTCACACCATCCTGGTCACATACCTGATTCCATAATGCGACGGGTTCGTCGAGAAAACACACTTCTTCACGGAATGATGTTATGTTCGGGAATACCGACGATGACAGCGACGATGACGATGACGACGCACTCTCCATACGTCGGGCGAGATATTGCTCGTATTCATAACATGTCGTTGATTTACCAGAACCAATATTTCCGTCGAAACTTACAATGACTGGGACGGGCATGATACCTGGGGGGGTGATATACATTATACCATTATATTTAATTCAATTTAGGGACGCGGTATGGGTTATAATACTTTTTATCGCTAAAATTGATATAAAAGAACCGCGATATATCTAATGTATCGTTTCATTTACTTCGTATAAACACACATGGAATCATTGACGACCAGCGCCGGTGCCGGCGCCGCAACCGCAGGAGAAACTCTCGTCCAAGTGAAACTCACTGGCGATGAATGGAATAGCGTTGAAATTATGGAACCCGATGAAGAGATGTGTATTTTGCGGCTGATTATCAACGGATTTCACGATGTAAATCATGTATTCAATCCGCATCTATCATTGATGTCGCGTCTGAAAATAACGGCCACACCAGAAATGGAGGATTATCTGTTTGATGAATATTTTCGGAAACGCGTGGAGCGCGTGATTGCTGCGATGACGAAACTGCGCGGTAGCGGCGGTAGCGGCGGTAGCGGCGGCGTATTTGAAATCAAGGTCAAGTCCAAGAAAACAATGAAAAAGGTGGATTTGATGCGAATCCAGAATATGAATACGACATTTGGAGGTTCTGGTGATACATACGACCATCACATCATGGATACGATTGACGCAATCGTAGCGGCAAAGCAGGCGCAAGGAGGCGCGACGACGACGACGACGACGACGACGACGACGACGAATGAATGGATGAAGCATTATTATACATTGAAACTCATGCTTCAAAAGTCGGTCACGGATATTAATTCACATATCGTGGATTTCGCGAATTTCGTTATTGGGGAATACAGTGCGGATATTGAAATCGCCGGGTTTCTCCGCAATGCGTATCGTTATATTGAACAAAACGAGAACGTATTCAAATACGCGGATTTTCAGTTATACGACCATCAAAAGCAGCTGTTCACGATTATGAAACGCCCCGACGCGAAGTTGGTGCTTTATATCGCGCCGACGGGAACGGGGAAGACGCTATCCCCGCTTGGACTCTCGGAAAAATACAAGATTATATTTGTCTGTGCTGCGCGTCACGTCGGTCTGGCGTTGGCGAAGGCCGCGATTTCCGTCAAGAAGCGTATCGCGTTCGCATTCGGTTGTAGCAATATCGACGATATCCGTCTTCATTATTACGCGGCGAAAGAGGCCATCCGCGACAAACGCAGCGGTCGGATTCGTAAAGTGGATAATAGCATCGGCGACAATGTCGAGATTATGATTTGCGATATCCGGTCGTATTTGCTCGCGATGCGTTATATGATGGCGTTTCATCCACTCGACAACCTGCTGATGTATTGGGACGAGCCGACAATATCGCTGGACTATCCCGAACACGCGCTTCATCCGATTATCCACCGCAATTGGAGCGGCAATCTGATTCCCAATGTCGTCTTGTCGTCGGCCACATTACCGCGCGAGGGGGAGATGGCGGGTGTAATCCAGGATTTCAAGGTGAAGTTTCAAGACAAGGGGGCGGATGTATACAGCGTCATTAGCCACGATTTCAAGAAATCGATTCCGATTGTGAATCAGGGCGGATTCATCGAACTCCCGCATTACATGTTCGGGGAGGATTATACCAAGGTCCTTGAATGTGTGGAACACTGTAAGACATATAAAACGTTGATGCGGTATTTCGACTTGCGGGAGATTTTGCGATTCATCGGGCTGGTGACGAAACGCATTGAGGGCAGCGACGACGACAGTGACAACGACAGCGAACCGGAGGACGAGGACGACACGAAGGACGCCGAACCGGAGGACGATGACCCCGATACCGACGATAACCGCCGTCTCGCAATCACATCAGAGCGTTATTTACCCGAGAATATGTTCGGCGATATCGGCGATATCACAATGACGAGCATTAAGGAATACTACCTGCTTCTACTTGAAAACATCCGCCCCAAATATTGGACCAGGATTTACGAAACGCTCACCAGGGTTCGCAAACCCAAATTCGCATCCGTCGTCAATTTATCAACTAGTGACGCACATACACTCACGGATGGACCGACGATTTACCTCACTGAAAATGTGGATAAGGTCGCCGCGTTTATGCTTCAAATCGCGAAAATCCCGACAGTTGTTATGGAAGACATTATGGCGACGATTGATTTCAATGCGCACGTTCTTGAAGAGATTGAGAAAACGGAGAAACTCATCAAGGACCTCGAAGGCGAAAGCAAGGACCCGTCGGCGGGCGGCGGCGCAAGCGAAGAGAAGAAGACACGCAAATTCACATCTGATACACGCATCAATCCCGAAACCGAACGTCTTCACGTCAAAGTCGAAGAGCTAAAGAAGTCGGTGAAATATACCGCGCTAAACGACTTGTTCGTTCCCAACCGGTTGGAACACTTGAAGCGCTGGACGCCGCGTACCGCTATCTCCAATGAATTCACGTCGTTTGTCGAAGACGATTTCGTGGAAAAGATTATGCTTCTGAATGTGGAAACGCATTGGAAGCTCCTGCTTCTGATGGGAATCGGCGCAATCACGAATACCACCGACCAGAAATATACGGATATTATGAAGACGCTTGCGAAGCATCAGAAATTGTACTTGATTATAACCGCGACGGACTATATCTACGGAACCAATTATCAATTCTGCCACGGGTATATCGGGAAAGACCTGGAGGGGATGTCGCAGGAGAAGGCGATTCAATCGATGGGGCGTATCGGGCGCGGTGCGATTCAGCAGGATTATACCATCCGCGTTCGACACGACGCGATTCTGCGCCATATCTTCACGGCGATGCGAAGTGAGGATAAGCCGGAAGTCTGCGCGATGAACCGGTTGTTTGTGACGGATGCGGCGGCGGATGCTTGAATTGGTGCGATAATATATAATAACCATTAAATATATAACTGCGTTCCCGTATTATTTTTTATGCCTCGCCGCACCGCCCTCCTCGTCGGTATCAACTACAATAACGACCCCGAGGCTCGATTGAACGGGTGCTATAATGACGTCGTCAATGTGGCGACATATCTACGCACGGTTTTAGGATACGCCCCCGGCGCCATTACGATGCTCACCGATGGCAATCGTGGCTCCGTGTTCCCCGCATCGGTCGCACCCACCCGCCAAAATATCCTCGCCGGGTTGTCCGCCCTCGTCGCAGGCATGGCGTCCGGAGATGAAGCCTTTTTCCATTACTCCGGTCACGGCACCCTAGTCCGCGACAGAAACGGCGATGAAGTATCCGGTATGGATTCGTGTATTTGCCCCCTGGATTACAACACGCCGGCATCAGCGGGTGGCGGCATCGTGACCGATGACGAGATTCGCGCGCTTCTCGTGAACCGCGTCCCCCGAGGTGCGCGCCTCTACGTCATCCTGGACTGTTGCCATAACGGTACAGGATGCGATATCCGGTATAAATATGAGGATTTCAGCCTTCTTCTTCGTCCCGCGACTGCTCGCACATCCCCCGTCTGGCGCACCCAGCAGAAAGCGTTCACCGACGGGAAATACACCGACACCGCGGGTGAAGTCTATATGATTAGCGGATGTCGCGACGAACAAACCTCCGCCGACGCATATATCAATAACGCGTTTGCCGGTGCGCTCACGTACGCCATCTTCGCCATCCTTCGCGCCAACAACGCCAGCATCCGCGCTTATTCGTGGAGCGCCCTCCTTCGCGATGTCCGCTATTTTATGCGCGTCAATAAATACGACCAGATTCCGCAGATTATGACCGGACAATTAATTACTCCGGCCGCGGCGGTTTTCCCCGGGTTGGCGGCGGCGGCGGTGAAGCGTGGGTCATTACAACTGAGTTCTGGTTCTGTTTCGGTTCCTGGCGGAAGTAGGGGTGTCGCCTCCGCCGTCGAAGACCCTAATACTACTACCCTATTCGGTTTTAAACCGAAACCTAAATCCGGTGCTAATACACGCCACACCATTCAGTTTTTACATTGAATGACTTTTGCGAATTTGTATGTATTGTAAAAAAAATTGAAATGCTTTTCTTACAATATCCGGAATACAGCGTCTTATAGACACACCCCCACCGATTACGAATATACAATGACAGTCAATCCCAACCTGGCTACGCTCATGCGTGTCATCGAAGACCAACAGGACAAAATGCCCGAAGGTGAGTATCTCGCCGCAATGAACGCGCTCGGAGCACTTCATCGTGTCGCACCTGCGCCTGCGCCTCCTGCTGCTGGACTGTCGGCGAACCGCGCACCCGTTGGACCTATTCCATCGGGACGCCCTCCCTCCTACACGGCGTCGGCGCCCTTGTTCGGCGGCGATGCCAGCGCCAATCCCAATTCCTACAGCAACCTCATCGCATTGATGGGTCTATACGGCTACAACACGTGGATTCGTATTACCCGGATGATTCCCGAACACCGACAAATGACAGCGAATCAATGGGTCGCACTTACCCAAGACGAACAAAACCATCTGAATCGCTTGGCCACCCAGAAAATCGTCGAATCCTATGAAATCACATTCCGAAATCCAGCCCCATCCGTGTGTCCCTTCATCGCCAGACACGCGGTCGGCCCTTGGTCATTTGACAAGGAGTGGTCGACCTGGACGTGCGTATGCGGCTACCATGGAAAAACCAAAAACTGGAAAAAACATGAAGAGAGCGAGCGTCACCAGGATTGGGCACAAGACCGCATCGTTCCCAGGCGAACGATTGAAACGATGAAAGCACGCATCGCACAGGACGAAAAGGGCGAAATCATGCGCTTCAACCAGCCTCTCACCGGCGGTATCCGGTATTTCAAGGTCACACAGGACCGAAACGAATGGACCCATCCCGAGTTTTACCTGGGTATTCATCGCGAGAAGAACGGCAACGGCAGCTGGTTCGTTCATCGAAGGGAAGACTGGCCACACAGGTTTGTGACGGATTAAAAATGCGGTGTATGTGTGTGCGGCGCGCGGCACGCGGTGTGCGTTCTAACACTTTTTCTTCTCCGGCACGAATTGTATCGAACGCATCCACCGGTAGTGCTGTTCAACGAAGTGTTCGTATACCGTTTTTGGGATGATGTCAAATGACACGAACTCCGGACCGCCTGTACAAAGCATATAGTCATTGGTGTATTGGCGGTGGTCACCGGTCATTTCAATCCAAATGCGTGATGGTTTCACGAAACGGTCCTCAAACGCATCGTGACCCGCCTGAAGCGCCGGGGGGATTGGTTTTTGCCAGTGTATCATTTCGTTTTCATTTTCCAATGCTGACAGGCTGAAATTGGGTGGATTGTATTTGTTGGTAATGTACTCAGGTGTGTACGTATTGTATTCAAGTGTGATTTGACACGGGTCATTGTTCAACCAATGCGGGCTTTTACAGTATTTTGGAGTGTGTCCGATTTCACCGCAGCGCACACACTGCTGCTTCAAAAGGTGAGGACACGTGATTTCCGCGCCGAATTCGCGGGAACTTTTTGTGTAATGCGTCTTACACTCTTTCAGCGGAAATTTGCGATGCTTACAATACTCACAGAACGGGCGTCTCATTTTTGTCGATTTTGTCTGGGTGTGTCTGGTAACGGTGGCAGCGGCGGCAGCGGCGGCGGCGGCGGCGGCTTCGGCTTCAGCTTTGGCCGGGTTGTATATATTCTTGAAAAGGTAACCATACGAATTCTCGAAATTGTCTGTGGTCGGGTATATACGTTCCAATTTGTAGGGCGGAAGTTGCGCCATATCCAAGCGTTTGTATCCGGATGTAGTTGTCATGTCTTTGCGGGTGGTCAATGTTGAACATGACGAACGCGAGAAAAACAATTCAATTTTCTCGTGAGAGAAAATCGTTCCGTAAGGAATGTCAATTTTCTCGTGAGAGAAATTCGTTCCGTAAGGAATGTCAATTTTTGTTTCACAAAAAATCGTTCCTGGAAGGAACATCAATTTTCTCGTGAGAGAAAAAAAGTGTTAGAACACCTTACCTTACCTTTCCTTACCAACCAAATACAGAATCGTCCATTCCGTCGTCGCCTCCGTCATCGTGATTCACCGACCTTATCGGTTTTCCGTTTTCCCAAATCCCTTCAAACACGAGGATTTCACCTCCGTCACCTGATTTTTGGACGTGAACTCCGTGTCCGTGGAGCTTGTCGTTTTCCCACGTTCCAGTGTATTCGTGCCATTTGGCGAGATGCGCGTTTTCAGCCGCTTCATCGCTGGTGTAGTTCTTCATTTCACCGTAGACAAATGCCGGTGTGCGAAGTGTTCCGCGACCGTGGCGTTTACCGTCGTGACGCATATGCCCCATATACACGCTGCCATCGGGGTAGCTGAAAATGTGTTCCTGAGTTGTCACTTGACGGGCGAGTTCTTCTGCTTCTTTTGCGGCTTCCTGGTCAGTCGTCTTCAATTCCGCGATAAATTCTTCAGAAGGTTGTTGTGCCATTGTTTGTAATTCACGGTGCTGTCGATGTATGTTGTTTCATACAAGAAAAACATTTCAATTTTTTTGGTTGAATGAAAAAGTGTTAGAACATTTTTGTTTTTACTTACCTCAGGTCGTCGTCGTCGTCGTCGGTCCAGGCAGGACCGCTTAGTCGTATCCAGCGAATTGGATGTGGCCGCCACCAAGGCTCATCGTAATCAGGTCGTCATCTTCCTTTGAGATGTAGTCGTCGTCGTCGTGTCTGCTGCTGCTGCGGTTTTCCCTCGCGAGTTCCTGGAACATCTCATCGGCCATCTTCTCCGGCTCTTCGTCGCACCAGTTTGTTGCGTGATGAAGGTCAGCTTTCATGACATCGACGACGACCGCCGCAGGAGCGGCGACAGGAGCGACAGCAGCCGGAGCGGCGACAGCGGATGATGAAAGCGCACGCGACTCGAGTTCCAGACGAACACGGGGTCCATGAGGATGAGCGTAGGGTCCGCGGCGTTCACGGGGATGCGTCGTCGTTGACAATGCGGCTTGAAGCCAAGGTTTGGAACGACGGTCTTGTTCGCGGTTGTACGCGTCATCACGCACTCGGATGTCACGCTCGTGGCGGTCGGTGTCTTCGCGGAGACGATTGAATGAGATGTCACGACGGTCGCTTTCACGGCGAGGACGTTCTTCACGCTCAATGTAGCGGGGACGCTCTTCACGGGGCCGCTCTTCAGCAGCAGGCTGACGAGGGCGGTAGCGAGAACAGTAGGTCGATGTGTGGCCTTTTTGGTGGCAGATTCGGCAGGCTTGGTTCAGGAGCGTAGGACAGACGACTTTTCCATTAGTTCCTGGTTGGTCCTTCACGTAGTGGCTGGTGTATTCGGATTCGGGGCAGCCAGCATCGTGGCAGACCTTACAGTAGGGGGTCTTGGTATTCGTGGTCTTGGTAGTAGTATTGAACGTCTTTGACATTGTAACGAGATGGGTTGATTCTGGTGAAGCACATTGTATATCGTATTTGAAAAAAATCATTTCAATTTTTTACAAATGTATTGGTATCAGTGATATCATGATATTTATTCTAAATGACCGGTGGTCAACATCACCGATGAAAATGAACGCGTGAATTCTTCCAAGTCTTTTTCGGTTAAATCGCTTCGTTTTCCGCGTGGTGCTTTAGGGGTGTCGTCTTCTATATTCTCTGGTATAGAAGACGTATGTAGTTTGTTAACACGGAACATTTACACGTAGATAGATATAATATAATATAATATAAGATAAGATAATATAAGATAACATAAATAATATTATCTATATTGTATATATACAATCCAAGAATGACCTTTCACATCCACATTACCGAACACGAGATTCAGGCCGGTCTCGGCATCGTCTCCCACCTCGCCGGCGATTCCGTTCTTGGCAACGGCGCCGCCACCATTTCACATGGTATCGATACCTACAACGATATCACCCATCACAATGTTCTTGGCGCAGTCAAGGATGGCGCTGAGACCGTGATTAGTGGCGCAGAGACCGTGCTTGACGGGATGTCCGGCGATTGGGTCTGAATCGATTATGAACCGCGTTTGCGCAGGCATTTACACTTCCCATAAATCCAACCCGTATTTACGAATTAGTTTCTCTCGTAGTTTCTGTATTTCGAGAGAAATGGCCGCGTCATCCGCGGCGTCATCCGCGTCCCCAGTCATAGGCAAAGAGAAGGTATGACTTCCCGTCCACCGAAACCCATTAAGATTATCCTTTCTATCATAGTTCGCCGAGAGAATAGTAGCTGTGGGTGTATCTCTAACGATACGCAATGTTGCGTATTTCGGCAGGCGTTTCGCCCATCTCTCGGCGATTGTTGATATCTCGGCGGTGGCCGCCGCCGTCACCGTCGCCGCGTCTAAATCATCGACGACCTGATTCGCATCATTTAATTTTTCGATTAGGGAGATTTTCATGGATTTGCTTGTAATCCACGGCTTATTTAGCTTGGGGTGCGCTTCCACCTTGAAATATTCTCTCGGTTGCTGCTTGCCGTCCTTGAGGTAGGTCATCTCGCGATAATATACGACATATTTCTTCATCATATCATGCGTGATTCCGGGGGGTAATATTTGCGCGGTTTGCTTTCTCTCGCGCTTATACTCGCGACGCGGTGGCGTCGATGGCGTCGGTGGCGCGGGTTCGGTCATTTATGTATATCGACGGTATAAAACATATAAAACTGAAACGCTATAAATACACACCGAAGTGAAACGAAAAGAATGAACGCAATCCAACGCAAGAAACACGAATTATCGGGGGGACTCATCTTCAAATTATCGCAAATCGGGTTCGCACTTCACAGTACATTATGTTATACCAACCGAATCGATGTGGGGGTTCACGATTACGCGGAATATGCCGCCCAATTGCGCGACGGCGATTCGATATTCATATCTACGAGAGAAACCCAGGTTCCAATCCATATGGTCGTGGCGATATTACGCGCCCGTAATGTCAGTGTCGTGTTTTATATTATGGAAGAACCGGTGGTTTCGTGGGATTTTATCCAGAAAATACTGCCTGTAAGTAAGCGTATTTTTATCCAGAATAATATTTACAATCACCCCAATATCCATATTATGCCAATCGGTATACGCGATTGCGGGTCTATTGTCGCGATGCATCGCCGGTTCAATCATAAATACCTGCTTGAAAAGGGGATGTCGATGCGGACGACGCTGCCCGGTCATGCGCGCCCGATTAAATGTTTACTGTGCTTCAGTGTATGGACGCATCCGTCGCGCCAGGAGTGCTATGACCTGTTTTCGCGGGCATCATTCGTCTATAACCTAAATGATGCCAATGATAACGCTGCGTTATGCGAAGCTCGAGAGAAACGGAATACTGCGGAGTTTTTTTATGAGAAGGTCCCGGAAACGCTCGTCTATGAATCAACCCTGGTAAGCAGGTACGCTTTATGTCCGCGCGGGTGCGGGATGGATACACACCGGTTCTACGAATGTATTTACCTCGGATGCGTTCCGATTGTGGAAAAGACGAATACGGTGTTCGACCGGTTGTATCACCCCGACACGGGGTTTCCTTGCTTGGTCGTGAATCGGTGGGCGGATGTAACAGAGGACCTATTGGATAGGTCTTACCCGGAATGTTTCGCTAGGATGCGCGAGTTTCACAGCCGGTATCCGCGGTTTTTGACGGACTTGGATAGTATTGAGGGGCTGATGCGCGAATTGTAATATCACAATAATATATACATCGATGATGCCTTCATCCACTCACCGCCGCCATCGTTGGTCGATGAAATACAAACGCAGTATCAACTGCCGACGCCCGCGCGGATTCTCACAGCGACAGCATTGTAAGTATGGTCGGCGGCGGCGGAGTGTGACACGTCGCATAAATTTTTATTTTCACCGTTGAAGATTGAAAATAAAAATACGAATCAAGATATAATATGAATAAAATAATTCCTATTCAGGAATCTGTACCTATTCAGGAATCTGTACCTATTCCGGTTTCTACAGTATGCTGTGAACATAAGCTTACAACATTTATTTTGGAAGGCCTTGGATGGACTGGAAGTATATTAGTATTGTGTCCATATGTCATGACTCTTGAAAGAGACCTAGATTTTATATTGAATACCCTCGGCGCAACTGGGTTACTAATCGTTTGTATTACGTCAAAACAATATCAATCTATCGTGATAAATAGTGCTTGGATAATAGGAGGAATTTATAAATATTATGCGAATAATTAAATTTTCTTCCGTTAGTATATAACCCAAAATGAATTTCAGTTTCGACATTACAAAATACGCCGGCGTTATGGCGTTTTACGCCGTGCTGACTTACATCCTCTTTCCTGTGATTGCGTATTTCTTATTTGGAAAGACCTTGGAGGCGGCTGGCAACGGATTCATCGTCGGAAGTGTTGTGTCGGTGGTTCTCTGGAAGGTTTATGGGTTTGGATTGGTGAAGGGAGTGTAGGGAATTCAATCCATCGCCCCCGCGCCGTATTTCGCTTCTACTTTCTCTTTCAATTTCGCGATTTCGTCTTCGATTGTATAGTTTGCGGGCAATACCATGCGCAATCCTTCGCGAACGCCGGTGTCGGGTCGTCTTCTTTCATATACCAAGTGCGGTTTCTCACGCACAACGACGAGCGATAAATACTTCGGGAGCACCGCAGCGGGTGCGGTATCCTCAGGGAAGATTCCTTTTTCCAAATCGCTGACGACCTTATTCGCTGCTTCCAATTTCGTTAGAAGCGATACTTTTTCGGATTTGCTCGTCATCCACGGTTTTTCAAGTTTGGGATGTTTTTCAACCTTGAAGAATTCTCTCGACCGTGTGTGCTCTTTATCCAAGTATTCGAAGTAATACACGACGTATTTGCGCAACATATCTTGTGTGATACCTGTGGGAAGATCGCGAGCATTGTGTTTTCTCTCGCGCTTGCTTCCGTCATCGGCCGTGCCTTTGCTGTTCTTTTGCTGTTCTTGCATCGTCGCAATGCGTAAATTGTCGTATCTGTTGTTCAAGGGATTGCGGTCAAGGTGGTCGACGCTCACGATGCTTGTACCTTTTCCATTTCCCCACATGTCCATAATGACTTGATGGATGAAGACATGATTGTCGCAGTAAATATACCCGTTTGTGGTTTTATACCACGTTATTTTCTCGCCTTGGTTGTGGCTTGTCTCGTAGTCCATTATTTTTTGATAGCTCGTTGGGCACAATTCGCAGTATTCGTTTGGTTCGCAGTACATGATGACTGCTGTGATTTCGCCGGTTTGGGGGTTTGTGATTTCCCAGAGGGGATTTTTCATTTGGTTGGCGGTGCGTCCGAGAGATTTTGTGTGACCGGATTTGAAGGTAACGGATGAGGCTGCGGAGTCGACGGCAGTGGGAGTGTATTTGTCACAGATGTATTTGTGTTGTTCTTGGAAGTGGAGCATTGCGGGGAGCGTAACGAATGAGCGTAACGATGAGTGTAGCAAGTATATGGGATACATTGAAATAAAATAAACGATTTCAATTTTTTGATTGGGGTAAAATTGAAATTAAATTAGGTGGGGTGGATTTATAGAAGGGTGAAAATATGCCGAAAAAGTGTGCTTTTGTGGATGAGGAGGGGGTGAGGTGTGGAATACGCCCATATTACAATATTATAGGTGAAACAAAGGGTGTTTACTGTTTAGAACATAAAACCGAGCAGATGGTAAAGGTCGTTAGTCCTCGTTTGCCGAGGAAGTGTGCTTTTGTTGATGAAGCGGGGTCGAGGTGTAGGATACGCCCCTATTATAATGTTAACGGGGAAACTAAAGGTATCTACTGTTTAGAACATAAAACCGATTACATGTTAAATGTTGTTAGTCCTCGTTGTATATTTCAGGGTTGCACAATACAAGCAGTCTATAATAATATTGGTGAAACTGTTCCATTATATTGTTTTGAACACAAAGAAACACATATGGCTAATATTAAAATAAAAAGGTGTTCCCATATAAATTGTGAGACACGACCGATGTTTAATTATGAAGGTTTTACAAAACCAAAATTTTGTAACAAGCACAAGATGACAGATATGATAAATGTAGTTAGTAGAACTTGCCGAAATGAATGGTGTAAAATAATTGTTCTCACAGATAAACACGAAGGTTATTGTTTGAACTGTTTCATTCACGCTCATCCTGACAAACCCGTTTCTCGGAACTATAAAACCAAAGAACGCTGTGTAGTTGAATACATCACAGCGCATTTTCCAGATTTCAGTTGGGTTGCGGATAAAACAATAACGGACGGGTGTTCGCGTCGCCGACCAGACTTAATGCTTGATTTGGGGTATCAAATCATTATTGTGGAAGTGGATGAAAACCAACACACCAACTATGATTGTTCCTGTGAAAATAAACGAATCATGGAATTGTCACAGGATGTAGGCCATAAACCAATTGTATTCATTCGGTTTAACCCTGACGAGTATACGGATGAAAACGGTGAAGACGTTACTTCGTGCTGGGGTATGAATGGGAAAGGTATTTGTGTAGTGAATAAATCAAAAGAAAAAGAATGGGACGCACGCCTGGAAAGATTGCGCGAACAAGTTGAATATTGGACGAGCCCAGAAAATGCGACGGAGAAGACGGTTGAAATCGTGGAGTTGTTTTATGATTGTCACAGTTAGATATATGACGCAGAATATCAAGTGGAAATAATACGAAAGGACTAATTTTTTATATTTATCTCGCGATAAACATAAATAGAATTGTAACTATATAGCTGCACTAATTGCTATAAGCGCAGGTTATCCCATAAGTTTCCCTACAGGCTGGACTGAATCTTAGGCTGTCTCTGGCTGCTTAAACCTTCACTGACAACCCACCCCGGTGCGGTCTCTGATGGTCGACCATAGACTAGCATAGCGTCTTTAGGTCGATACCCTGCGGATTGCCCAATCCTTATCATTATTACCATACCCAAGTTTTTTTTCTTGGCCGCTTATTCCTTTCGGAAAAAAGTTTGATAGATAAGGCTCTAAGGGGTTCCCCGAACAATAGAAGAGGTGTCGCAACTCCGACTTATCGTCGTCGGAATCACTAGCAGCTGGTCTGGTTATATCATTAACAAAGATGATACTGAGGACGCAAATGGTTTCCCGTAGCTAGAGCTCAATTGGCTACGGCATGCTGCTTTTCGGCCCTGATTAATAGCAACTAGTAATAACATCCACATTACTGTAACTATATAGTTAAGGCCTCCCATTCCGGACATTACACGCAAAACGTTGTAATTCACGGCATACACGCGAACCTTGGCGGTGTTCGTGCCCTCAACGGTGGCGTTGGAGAGAACAAGCTGAAGGGTAGCGTTATCAATACGAGAGAAGTTGCACGAGCCAGAAGGCTGGTGCTCCTCGGGCCTCAGTGCGAAGGAATACAGGTTGATTCCGGTGTCTGGGGCGCGAGTGTGGTGCTGCCAAGGCTGAACGAGGTCGAAGTAGGTTCCTTCGCGCTCAGAGAAGCGATCCTGGCCGTTAAGCTGGAGCTTGGCGGTGACGACTGGGTTCTCACCCCAGCAATGCATGTCGAGAGAAGTCTCGGCCAGAACGAAGGTGCCGGCATCAGAGACACCGGAGTTAATGCCGGCGCCCATATTAGGAAGGTTGTAGGAAAGAGCGGCGTCGGATCCGTGCCACCAAGAGGTTTGGGTGGTGTAAACATCCTGAGCGGCGGCATCGTTGAAGAGACCGGAGGCGTTGATGTAAGAGCCGGTGGTGTTGGCGACGGAGTCGTGAGAGCCGAAAGCCATGATGGCGTTGGGGAGGGCATCAACGGCGTCGGTGTAGTTGAAGGGCTGAGCGCCGAGGAGACGGTTGAGGACAGTGCCCTTCTCGAGGGACGAGCAGTAGTCGACGTTCTTGTCGGGCTGGACGACCCAGATGAGCTCCTTAACGGGGTGGTTAAAGTTGAGCTTGATCTTGTTGGAAGAAGAACCGACGGACTCATCACCGGTGAACTGAAGTTGCTCGATGAGGTACTCGTGGGGGTTCTGGGCCATACGCCTGCGCTCATCGGTGTCGAGGAAGACGTAGTCGACGTAGAGGGAAGCGGCGACGAGGGACTGGTTGTAGGCGGAGGTGACCTTGACGGTGGTGGCAGCGTCGTTGAGGGAGTTCATGGCCCACAAGCACTCCTCAATAGGGCGGATATCAAGGTTGATCTTGACCTCGTGGTATTGAAGGGCGATGAGGGGAAGGGCCAGACCGGGGTTGCGGCAGAACCAGAACTGGAGGGGGACGTAGAGGGTGGTCTCGGGGAGAGCATTGCGGGGAGCGCAAACCTGGCGAGGAGCGGAAGCGTCGCAAGGGCCATCGATGTCGTTGAAGGAGGGGTCGGTGATGAAGGTCAGCTGGGTAGTGTTTCCGATCATCTTGAAGTAACCGCGCTGCTGCTCGGTAGACATAGTGAGCTGGTTCCAGATGTGCATCCAGTCGCCGTACTGGCGGTCGATACGCTGGCCACCGATCTCAACCTCCACCTGGGAGATGAGCTGCTCACCGGGGAAGTCGAGCCAACGAGCGTAAACGCCACCGTTGGAGGCGTTCTTCAGGGGCTGTCCGATCTCGGGGAGAGTCACCTGAAGGTAGGTGCGGTACGCCAAATCACCGTTACGGGAGATGGTGCAGGTCACACGGCGACCGAAGTCAGCCTGGCCGTTAAAAGTCTGCTCGATAGACTCCATAGCGAAGTTAGTGTGACGCTTGTAGCTAACCTTCCAGAAAGTAATCTGGGGGTTACCAGTCAGGTAAACGTCCTGTGCGCCGTAGGCGACAAGTTGCATAAGTCCTCCACCCATTGTATGAAATTGCTGGTTATACTATTCAAAAAGAAAAAAAAATTACGAAAACGACACAAATGAACGATTTTACTAAATATCAATTAAACAATAATTACTAATCCTCTTTATACACAAACGGATTCCGCATTCATCATCATACTTTCGTTGCGTGATTTATATATACTACGCGAGTATTCATATTCAACGAACTTAACGGGCGAGTGAGGGTGTACGTACGTATTTGTTGTCGCAGTCAGTGAGTGTGTAATTATATGTCGTTATTCAAGTATAAACCGCCTAAAAAAATCATATTAGATGAAAGAAGTATTACTACACTGGATAGCAAACATAAAGAGCTACAAACCGAATTTCAAAATATCGAAGATACAGTTATACCGACGCTTGAAAGTGAAAAAAACACCCTAAAACAACGATTGGAAAAACTGCGTAAAGATATATCGGCCGGCGGTGGCGGTGGGGACGGCGGCGGGGACGGCGGTGGGGACGGCGGTGGGGACGGCGGTGGCAGCGCCAATATTCCTAAATCAGAGAAGTCCGTTATTGAAGAATGCCTTGAAATTCGCGACCGAATCAAAGAAATCAACGAGAGCATCAAGAAATATAAACAGAACTATAAAAACTATTACCTTCATAATAGCGAGTATATCTTCGAGTATTTCGAAAACAAGAAAACAATAACGACGGGCGGGTCGATGAAAACGAAATCCCTAAATGCGTTCTTCAATTTGCCGGAAGCCAAAAAGACCGAAGAGCTCTTTAAAATCCAGCATAATACTGTCGAAAAATACCTAGCGAATATCGACCAGACGTATATGGATATTTCTAAATATGTCTACCCTACAGATATATGCCAGTTTTGCCGACAGGGGGAGATGATACCGGTTGAAAGTGAAGGGATTATGGTATGTAATCAGTGCGCCAAGCATGTCGTTTTTCTTATCGATAACGAAAAACCGTCGTATAAGGAACCGCCTAAAGAGGCGTGTTTTTACGCGTATAAACGCATCAACCATTTCCGCGAGATTCTCGCGCAGTTTCAGGCGAAGGAGACCACGTCGATACCGGACCATGTGCTTGAAAGCATCAAACAGCAAATCAAGAAAGAGCGGATTGAAATTACCCAATTCACGGATAAGAAAGCGAAGGAGATTATGAAGAAACTGGGATTTAATAAATATTATGAACACATTCCATTTATTAAAGATAAATTGGGGATTAAACCACCGGTGATGACGCCGGATTTGGAGGACCGATTGTGTAACCTGTTTATGGAAATCCAGGGACCTTATGCGAAATTTTGCCCCGACGACCGGGTGAATTTCCTGAATTATTATTATACGGTTTATAAGTTGTGCGAGCTACTGGGGCGACGCGAATTCTTGCCGTTTTTCCCGATGTTGAAAGACCGCGAGAAACGGATTGAACAAGACCAGATATGGAAGCAGATATGTATTGAGTTGGATTGGGAGTTTATTGCGACGCCGTAGATGGGGGGTAATGTTTATGGTTTGTCATCGCACATCGTGGGGCTCCACCTTTGTATGCCATTGGCCTTAAGCCATTTTTCTTGCGCGGTAGTGCCTTCTAGTTGCGCCCTGGTCCAACCTGACTTGCATTTCGGCCCACCCCCCCTCATCACCTTCCGCGATTTCACATTATTCCTCTTCAAAGAACGACGTTTTTGTCTTTTGGAAAGACGACGACGAGAATACGCCATTGATTAATGATTAATAATCAATAATAATTATATAGTATCCTAAGAATATAAATATTATTTTCTACACCGTCATCTATACCGTCGTCGTCTCTATCTTCACCCACGACTCCGGACATAAATCCCGTGTATCGTGTGAAACACCGGGTCCAAACCAAACACTCGGGTAACATACCACCTTCCCGGGGTTCGCATTGAAATACGCACCCCACCAACTAAATGTGCTATTCGGGATGATATTATGGTCGCATACACTCATCAAAAGCATCTGCTGCCAATCAGCGATGGTATCACGGACGAAATGGAATTGGATATCACGCCCGTAGGCAGGGCCGTTGACGTCGGTCGCGCATCTCTGCTTCAACTCTGCGATTTGTTTGAGGACTGTTGGCGTATCGTTCGCCTCGTAGAACACCAGGAATGTATACACAGAATGTTCGGATGATGCGGAGATAACACGCGAAATCGCACGATAATAATACTCCACTGACATAACCGGATGGATATGTGAATTCAATACATAATCTCCTATACGAAAATGTATGCTTATCAATATACGTTTTTTATCTTGATTCCCCGTGTAGTCGGCACTCCACGTCTCATTTGAATATAATTGTTTTATCATGGATTGTTGCTGCGGAATTTGGACCATATCGCATATACTGTGGTATTTATCCTTGAAATATTTCTCACTCTGAAAATAACCGTGAAGACGAAGTGGTTTCGGATATTTTGTGGTTTCTGTTGGGACGGGTGTATATTGAAACCCTAATTCATTCCAGGTAGGCAATGACTGGAACATTTTCTGTGTGTTCGAGTTTATTGGGGTAAGATACGAACGCAGACCACGTAATAGTGTAGACCAGAATGTATAACGAGGATGACCTGGATTACTCTCCAATTCTTCATAATGTAAAAAGAAAAAGGTGTCATTATTTCGTAGTGCGGCTGCGATGGTCGTGAAAATTTGGAATAGTTGGTTCCCCAACCCACCCATAATCGTCGCGGTTATCATTATTATTATACAGAAATAATGGTGTATGTTTTAAGTCGGTTCGTTCGTTCGTTCACCGGTTCGTTCACTCACCGGTTCGTTCGTTCGTTCACTCACCGGTTCGTTCACTCACTCACCGGTTCGTTCGTTCACTCACTCACAGCAATAATTCCCGAAACATAAACCATAATTTATCCGGCTCAGTTTCATTGACTTTCGTAATACAAAAATCCTTTTCGCAAATGGAACCGGTATCGGTACCGGTACCGGTATTCCGTCTAAAAATACAATCAGAAATCAACTGTTGGTCGTCCTGAATTACCACATTATGCGCGATATACTTCTCAAGTGTGGTTTGAAAAGTGTTCGCCCACCATTTCATTTTCTCTCGACCCGTTATAAAAAACCCGCCAGAAATGAAATGTGCTCTTTTATCGTATATTCTTCGCGGAAGTTCTGATCCAGTATTTATGTGTTCAGAATAATATTTTAATGCTACAGACATATTGTTTGGACGAACATTACACCCATAATAAACCCGGTTTTTATCCAGTGCGTTTATTTTCGCAGGATTAGGCCATCTCTCGCGTATCATTTTACTGTAAGCGGTCCGTGTGTTTCGCACACTTCCTGTCAGCGTATCCCTGAAATACCCGATATCACACCATCCATAATACTCCGTATCCGTATCGAAATACCGGCGTTCTATTGTTTCATGTACAAAATGTACCTTTTCACACCATAACATATTCAAGCGCCAGTCAGCGACACCATACAATTTACATTCCGGATTGTTGTTGTTGCGTTTCCAGTATTCTGCGTATTTATAATTATAAAATTCGGTATAGGGTTTGATGACTACCTTAATCCGCGATCCTGTTTCTGCGTCTAATTTTCGAACCTCATTCACAATGAAGTCATACGTTTCTTCATCTGTATAAATAATAAGATAGAACCGGTTTACAATACTAATAAACCCGCGCATCCATTCGAGATGCTTATCGGCACCGTGCCGATTTTTCAGATTATATAAGCATGTTGAAAAGGTGATGTTTATAGTAGTTGGCATAAATAATATAAATATCGTATGAATATTATTTATTAGAATAAACTATATCAAATGGACGACCTCTCGCCGTCATCGCCGCTCCGTCGATTCACCGACATCAAACACGCTATATATATCAATCTGGATTCACGGCCCGACCGTCGTGCACAATTTGAGTCGCATTTTGAAGAATTATACCGGATGTATCCAAATGAATACACATTTTTCCCCATTACGCGGTTTTCGGCCATCAAGCACGATCGCGGTGCTGTCGGTTGTTCTAAAAGTCATATCGAGTGTATTCGCTTCGCCAAACGTAACGGATGGGACCACGTCCTTATTATGGAGGATGATGTGCTGGTGAAACATCCAGCGGTCCTCTCGAGCCAGGTGACCTCTTTTTTATCGAATTTTCAAGATAATTGGGATGTCGTGCTGTTTTCGGGGAATAATTACCCGCCGTTTAAGATAGAATCGCCGTGCTGTTTTCGGATTGCGAATTGCCAGACGACTGGGTGCTATTTGGTTTGTAGCCGGTATTATGACACACTCCTTCGCAATTTTGAAGAAGGAGTCGCGCAACTGGAGGCCAATCCGGGCGATGTAAGTTCGTTTGCCTGCGATGCGTATTGGAAACAACTTCAGCGCACGGACCGATGGTATCTCATTACTCCGATTTGCGTGACACAGCGGCCGGGGTATAGTGATATCGAGAAGCATTTTGTGAATTATGAGAGCTTGATGATGGACTTGGTGAAGAATCCGCCGAATAGGCGGTGACGGTGACCCGATGACGAATGTCCGAGGAAGCCGAAGAATCCGCCGAATAGGCGGTGACGGTGAACCGAGGTGCCGAAGAATCCGCCGAATAGGCGGTGACGGTGACCCGCTAGACATCCGTCAAATAATGGTCCACGACCCACCACGCGAAATCGCGGTCACTCGGATAATGAAGCCCCGCCATAATCCGGATATTCGCACACTTGGTCGCGACCTCCATGAGCGCGTGGGTTTTGGCGGGAAATTTCCGCGACAGTACTTTCGCTAAATAATATGTCTGGACTGCGTGACCTGACGGGTATGCGGGTGTATCCGCGGAGTCTGACCGTAATAATGTCCCGTTCGCTTCATTGATGACTTCGGGTGCGACGTGTGCCGGTCGTGCGCGATTGTAGATACGTTTCAGTGTCAATGTAATAAATATGACACGCATACCCGTCATAATCCGCTCCATTTCAGCGAGTGACATTTCTTCAGGTTTGATAACCGTCGTGAATGCGGCGGCGGGATTCATATCTGTCAGCCGGAAAAACGCGACATCGCTCGGCATTCGTTTCATGATGTATTCGGTGATGACGGTATTTATCTCGGTGTTGTTGTCGGGGTACATTTTACCGAACCCGGATATCGTGAGATTAAATGTTGGGTACCACCAATAATAACGTTTTTGTTGAACGAGCAAAACAATAATATAGGTTATTCCTAAAGCAATAAAAATGCGGTATCGGTCAGGGTCGCGTTCCACGATATGATAATAATACGAACCGAACCGTTCGCGCATTTCGGTGACAGCGCCGCTCTCCTTTTTTGGCGCAGGCAATCCTATAAATGTGCTAAACTCATTTATTTTTGGTAAAACTACCATAATTCTGTAATATAGTTAAATATATATATTACAGACGTCATCGTCGTCGTCGTGCTACGGGATTTTACACGCGGAGAGGGGTGGGGAATCCGACGAGGTTCGCACCGATACCGAAGCCAGCACCGGTCCTTGCGGATACAGCCAAACTGGGGACATAAGTGTCCAAAATACTAAAGGTTGCTGCGGCGGTAAGCGCGATAAGGGCGACCTCATCAAACGACAAACTGCGTTTAGGGATAGCATAAGCGGCGATAGCCACCATAACACCCTCCACCAAATACTTAATGGTTCTCTTCACGAGTTCGCCTAAATCAAAAACTCCAGCGGTCATTTGAAATATTATTATAAATAATGGAAAGAAATTATTATTTATGAATTGCCATGAATGGAATGGAATGGAATCGAATAAGTATTTGAATCTATAAAAATGCGTTTAAAACACTTAAATATCTATAATGTAGTATATTATATCGTCGTTATTTCATATGTACGCTACTTCATCTGATTCGTCGTCCACCGCGCCACTTGGCGTTGAACTGAAACAATCCAAAACCGGCGTTGTCAATTCTAAATATATTGATTTGTTGGAGGAGGACAAGCCTATTGCGGGCCAAAAGTTCGCATGTTTGTCGTTCGTGTCCCCAGAATCCATTTTGAAGCAGAAGGACCATTTCTTTTTCGAAAAGTTTCTTCACTATTGGGACTATCAAAAGTCGATGGAGAAGTTCGTCCAATTCCTTAACTTCGTTTCGTTTAAGTACCACGTGAATTTCGACAAGCTTTCGACGGATTTTCAGGAGTTTGCTAAAGAGGAGAAGGCCACTCTTCAAAAGACGAACATCTATGACGAATACAAGACTTTCCTAGATAAGCATGAGGACGACCTCGAGAACGAGTTTGGCGAGAAGCACAACTTCCAGACGAGTATCCGCGGTTTGAAAGTGCGCGGTGTATTCGGGTCGCAGAAAGAGGCGGAATTGCGTTGCCAGATGTTGCGTGAGGTGGACCCGAACCACGACGTCTACGTCGGTCCTGTCGGTATGTGGGTTCCCTTCCACCCGGAGGCGTATAAGACCGGTCGGGTTGAGTATATGGAGGAGACCCTGAACCAGTTGATGGCGGAGAAGAAGAAGAACGAGGAACAGGCGAAGACTGAGTTTGATAAGCGTGTCAAGGAAACGAAGGCGAAGGCGATTGAGGAGAATATCAAGTTGGCGAAGGATAGCGGGAATAAGCTCACGCAGATGTTGGCGAAGGATGGCGAGACGTTGGTGGATGCGAAGCCGCGTGACCTGGAGAGCACGGGCGCAGGCGTCGGCGGCGGTATTTGGAATGCGGGAGATGAGACTGCGTCTGTATCGATGACCGTGGAAGAGATGCGCAAGGAGCTGTTTGAGAGCGATGATGTCGTGATGGATAAGAATAGTGACCACGGGTTGTCACGGTTGGCATCGTCGGGTGCGGATACGGAGTCAGAGTCTGATGTGAAAAAATTGACCGAAGTTGATTAATGATTCGATTCGATTCGATTCCATTCCATTTCATTCCATTTCATTCCATTTCATTCCATTCCATTCCATTACATTCCATTCCATTTCATTCCATTCCATTCCATTATTAAATCATTTCATTTCATTATATTATGTATATTATATAATGAAAGGTGGCGGAGTATATTATTGTTTACACAAGGCGAAGAGCCATAATACAATAAATAAATGTATCATCGAATCAATGATGCGCGCCGATACGGTAATTAACCCACTTACATTTAGTTCGATGGCCGGTTTTATATTTGTACTTCATCGCCCGGGTGGGCTTGTTGACGCGAATGGTGATATTTTTATGCGAAGTGATAATATTTCCATAAATGGTAAAAAGAAACAACGTGCTGGAAGTGGTGGTGTCGTCGTATCGTCGATTGTATTGAAAATAGTTATGAAACGCAACGACCCAGATGATACAGATTTAGACGAACTTGAACTTGTTTTACCAACAGATCCAGAATATGATTCGGATGATGATGATAATGCGATTGACAAATCTAGTTTGGAAACAGACGAAATAACAGTAGAGCAGAAAAACCACAATGAATTATACCAGACATTTCATCTCGGTGAAAAAATGGTCCCATCACTCATCGGCGATTTAATCGAGTTTGATGAGGAGAATATCCGATGTATGATATCGGCTATTCGGCGAAAACCGGATACAGTCAAACGCGTTAAAGTGATTCGCGTATTTGAATATTTCTTGTCTCAAATACCCAAACACAAAACATCGGTGGTTATGATGTGTATGGAAATGGTGGGCGATGATACGCGCGCTGCGGGTGGCGCGGGCGAAAATACATACAAAGTAATATCAAGTGTTGAAAACCAACGACTTCGAGTAGCCGCCGCACGAGGAGCTGCGGCAATTCAATTATTGTGTATGCGTAAACAGAAAAAACAATTGGTGGACGCACATGAAGGAAATTGGTTTATTGATACGGAAAACCGGGATAATGTACGAGCAATTGATTTCGGACGTGTGGCCGAAATAACCGACAAAGATATGATACTGGATGAAATCTGGAAATATAAACGTTCGCGGCAGTCGGCATTTCATACGAAAACGTCACAGGGCACATTCCTTTCTAAAATAACAAGCAAGGCCGCATTAGAACCGCATTATGACCGGTTCATCGGAATATTACGTCAGACATCATCTCTGCCATTTTTGGTCGAAATGTCGAAACATCGGCGCAATGCGGGTGCTGCTGCGGCTGCTACGGCGGATTCTGACGCAGACGACGAGTCGCGACTTGATGTCCACCGAAATATCCATTTTTGTCTTGTATTTGCGTCCCTTATCGACAACGCAATCACGTCAAATAGTTATCCTGACTGGGACCAACCGCAAATGATATGGGCGTATCAAGAAATATGGGGCGTCGATATTATCCCGGATAAAGATAAGAAACAACCGATACACCACATCCATACGCTTGATTTCGATTATGATGTATTCAAGGCCAATATGAAATCGGCAAATATCTCCTGTCGGCGTGTCGTCAAATCCTATGACGAAATTGCTCGACTTATTTTGCTTTATACCGCAACTCCCGCCGGTTCATCCGCCAAAACATATATCACGCTGGCAGATGCCGTCACACGCAAGAAAAAGACCGCAGTTGCGCGCGGGATTACCGCAACTCGAATGGGTGAATTTGTATCTGTTAATGAGATTTCTAATACCGGTAACGGTAACGGTAACGGTAACGGTAACGGTAACGGTACCGGTAACGGTAACGGTAAGAATAAACCAATAATAAGATGCGCTATTCTTGGTGGGGGTAGCGGTGAGCTTAGAACAAGACGACGTCGGCGACGTTAAATAGTATTTGAATAATATACTTTTGAAAGTAGGATTATTATTACTGCGAGTAATACGGTTTATCGAGTAGATTAAACCGCTACACAGTAATAATAATCATTGAAGACTGTTTTGTCTTTTACGCTGCGGCTCATTTTGGCGGTTGAGAAACCTTCGGATTCTGACGCTTTCGCAATCGTATTCCATGTTTTCAGGACTTGATTGGAACCCACCAATCTCTTTTCCACCTTCTTGCCCGTGGTTGAAAGTTGGACGCCAATGATGGGGTTTGCGCCTTGTTCTTGGACCGCATTTTTATTCATAGCATAAAAACCTTGCGCGATTTCTAGGCCATAAAATCCTTCATTCGAATTATTCTCACTCCACACACATGCCTTCAACGCGTTAGGGCACGCATTAAGATACGTTTTCAGGTTCTTCATATCATTTTCGGTAAGTGTTTGTCCGACAGACAACTTCCATTGCTGATATTCTTTCAGGAGCGTTGAATTCAGGATTTTGCCACGGTCGGAGAATTGACAGCACTGGAAAATAAAGGTTTCCACACTGAATTGGGCTGGGTTTTCGGCCTCGTTTGCGATGACCTTCTTATATTCCACTGTTTTCAACTTGATGCCATGATAGCCGTGAATACGACCGATACGTTTGGGTTTAAATTTGACGTCCATATAATGCTTCAATGCGTGGAAGGTCTCTTTCGCTGGTTTTATATGGGACCAAAGACGAAAACGTCCTTCAAGGTTCACGGATTCCTCTTCCACATCGGGGCGCACAATACAGCAGGTTGCGACGAATTCATTGAATTTTTGTGTCATTTCATCGTCGGGTAAAAGAATGTGTTGAGTGAATGGGGATTCATTCTCAGTCGCGACAACTTGAAGTGCCTGCGACTGTTGTGCGGTCTTCTCGCGGAGTTCATTGTTCGCAAGCGTGAGGTCGTGGATTGCCTTCTTTTTTGATTCGAGGTCACTGACAAGTTTCGCGTTCTCGGCTTCCAATTCTTGATTGCGCTGAATAAGCCTGTTGAAATTTGTCACATTGTACATTGTAGAATGGATGATGTCTTCAATATGCTTTGTAAGGCGCGCAATTGTGAAATTGGTGCTATCATATGCGATGATTTCGGTTTTGTTTTTACCGGCAACTTCGATTGTCCTAATTTGGCGCTTGATTTTAGGGTGTGCTTTAATATTGTTTTCAATTTCGGACCTGTTTGTCACACGAAATGCTGCGGTGAGGATGAAATTTGTGTATTTCTTGTGATGGTCTGCGACCCGGGTGGCCAAGTCGTTAGTCTGTCCGAATTTGATGAGTTTCTCGTTATCGGCGTTTGTATTGTCGATGGTGCCAAAGTAAATTGTTTGAGTATTCACAGGAAATTGGCTGATAAGAGTTTGTTGAATTGCGCGTTTCTTTTCTTGGGTCAGGGTGATGGTGGCTTGGTTGAGTGTGGAGATGACTTCGTTCTTTTGTTCGAGTTGCGCGCGGAGTTCGCTGGTTTCATAATCGATGATTTGGTGAAGTGTTTCTTCCATTTTCATATAGTACTCGTGGATTTCACCGGCTTTCTTGGTCTGTGCTTTCAAGCAGAGTGATTTGAAGCATCGGACGGTGAGTTTTATGGTTTGCTTATTTTGACCGCCATTTTTTGGTTTTGATGGAAGAGTGGTTTCTAATGATTGTTCTTCATCACTACCACCAGATGCTTGGTCTTCTTGTTCTGATTTTTTAAATTCAGGAATTGTCACAGTATAATCAACGTCAAATTTGAAATTTTTTTCAAGCAATGTTCTAACGTTTATTTTCTGCGCGAATCCCAACCATTTCCATACATCATCCAAGTCAACAACAAAGTCAGTAGTCTTATCATAATTCAGATAACAATAAAAACTACTGACAAACAGTTGTTGTTCGAATGTACTGAAGTTTTCTTGGATTTTTTCGAGGAGAAAATTGTTGTATGTTTGAGACAACTTTGTAATCGGATTTTTCTCGATGAGCTCAACAATGTTGAGGGTTGCGGAAGAGGATGCGCAGGCAGAAGAAGCGGAGGACATCGTTATGAGCGTATGTTATACTATGTATAGACGGATGTCTTTAAGTTGTTTCCGCTTTAGATTTATAAACCGCTTTTTATGAAAACGCTTTTATGTTATCATAAAATTTAATTAATTATACCATATATAACTGAAATACATTGATGGGTTGATAGTTACTTTTAATAAATGAAAGCGTATTTATGAAAAGCGATGGTATTGTGGTGATTGCTTTTATTACTAAAAAGCGATGTATATAAAAACAATGGTTGAATCTGTGTCGCTTTTAAAATTAAAAGCGAACACATAGTGTTAAAATGCTAATTTTGTAAATATGGTTTTGTCATAACAAAAGCGGTTTCTATTGAATGCTAATTTCGGCAAACCGCTACCCCGAATTGCGAAGCGCTTTCCATCACCACTTACTCTTCTTCACGTTAATCTTCGGCGCCTTACTGGTTTTCGAGGCATTAGGGTCATACGACTGCTCTCCTTCGTCATCAGAACCGAGATTCTTCGATATTTCCCAGAACTCCTTACTGCCCAGCTTGAATGGCCCGTGCTGTTGTGCCTTATACCAGAAGATTTGGTCCTGTAATTTGTTCGATTTCGCGTTGTTATTGATGACGAGACACTCATAATTCTCGGTACACTGGTCCATGACCTGACAAAAGCTCTCAAAAGTGGGGAACATACCCGCATAATTGTCATAGATTCGCTTACGATTCGCAATATATGGCTCGCGGAGGATAAAAACGTAGTCGATATTGGTGCGGAGATTTGGAGGGATACCCAGGGGATATTGCATTGTGATGACTAACATGACCTTCCAATGACGCCCGTTCATGAACAAAAGCCTCATCATCACATCCTTCGTCCATTTGTTATCATACAGACAATCATCCAATACGACAAATGTACGCGGGTCAATGGACGACTTCTTATACATATCCTGTTCCTTCTTCACCTGCTTCAGGACTGCCTTTTGGCGCTTGAGAATATTTTCGATGATTGCGGTGTTATATGCGTCATGGATGAATAGTTTTGGCACATGGGCCGCGAAAAACCCGTTGCCGGCTTCTGTCCCTGAGATGACGGTCCCAATGGGGATATCCTGGTGGTGAAACATCAAGTCCTGAACGAGAAAACTTTTACCGGTATCACGTCGGCCGATGAGAACGATAACGGGCCCCTTATTTTCATCGGGGCGAAAGCTGATGGCCTTCATATCAAACTTCGCGAGTTCTAAATTCATTTACACGCAATCACGACGAATCGAGTAAATGGTGATAAAAATGGCATATATTATTTAATGACATTTTTTACGAATGGAATGAAATGGAATGAAATGGAATGAAATGGAATCGGATGCGGAATCGATACGGAATCGGAATCCGGAATCGGGATGCGGTGGAGCCCCCGTTTAAAATCGATTTATAACTTCTATTTAACAATCATACCAGTATTTCATTTAGGAACAACATGTCTATATCGAAGACGCCGGCGTTATTCCAATTACATTATCGGAAACATAAGTATACTCCGGAGAAGATAGAAACCGCGCTATTATTCGATATCCAGAATTTTACTCCGATTTATTCGCGATTTTTCGATATCAACGAGTCCAACTATAATAGTATCCAATTGAACCAAAAGTATTATTTACAGAATATTATCGAGCATTCGCGTGAACACGCCGAAACGAATCAAACCCTAAACCATCTTGAAACGGTGATTGGGGATGACGCTGGCAATGCGCATAATGCGCCGATATTTGTGAAGTATTCGCCGCTACTTGACCCTATCCGGTATTTATCGGGTAAATATAATATTCAAGACACCAAAACGATGACGCTACCCAAATACAATTCGAGTTCCGCGGATTGTGAAGAGAAAATGCTAAACGTAAACAATGCGTCGTATGTTGACGGGTTTTTCTCCTACTTAACGAGCAAAACACTTCATACCCATGGAGTCGTCCACGGACTGGATTATTATGGCAGTTATTTATGTAAGCAACGCGAATTTTCCACGAATGTATTTGATGATATCGAGTATCTTGTCGGATGCTCGTTTTTCAATACATACGAGAACGAACTCTTCACAATCGATTATTCGCAGTTCGGCGAAGACGAATCCGACCTATCGGATATCAATGTGAGTAAATTAATGAAACTCCGTAATAAGTTGAAACCGATGATTGGTGCGTCGGCGGAGGGCGATGACGGTTACATCGTTCCGGACAACGATTATTCGAATAATAATAACAGGCTTCATATTCTTGATACGGTAGTTGTCGAAGAATGCGATTCGACCGCTACACCATTCGAATCAGAGTGTGTCGTAATCGATACACCCACCGCTGCCGCCGCCGCCGCCGCCGCGCCTGAAATGGTCGAATTGAATGTTGAAGACCTGATGATGAGTCAAAGCCAGCAAGACGGGGGTGGTGGTGGTGAAACGAAACTGAACCATAAGGACCGCACGAGAGACCAGGATTATTCTAGTGATAGTGATTCATCACAGTCGAATTCATCATATACTACGATTGATGCCGAGGGGGACGGCGAGGGCGAGGGCGGTGACAGTGGCGACAGCGAGAGCGGCAGCAGCGTCGGCGACGGCGACGACAGCGATAGCGAGGACGGCGACAGTGGCGACGGAAATAATGAAGGAATCAAAGTGGATGATACTTCGTTCACGGACGGCAGCGACGAGAGCGACGACAGCGACGGGTCATATGAGAGCGATGATGAAAATATCATCGTTAAAATCAAGGACTTCCCTGTTCAAGCGATTCTCCTTGAAAAGTGTGTAAGCACCCTGGACCATATCATGATGACGGATGAACTGACAAAAGAAGAGTGGTCGTCTATTCTATTCCAGGTGATTATGACGCTCATTATATACCAGAAGATGTTTGCGTTCACACATAACGACCTTCATACGAACAATGTGATGTTTATTGAAACCACTGAAGAGTTTCTTTATTACCTCTATGAAGACCAGTATTATAAGGTGCCCACGTATGGCCGCATCTTTAAAATCATCGATTTCGGACGGGCGATTTACAAGTTCCGCGGGGATCTCATCTGTAGCGACAGTTTCCACCCGAAAGGCGACGCCGCCACGCAATACAATTTCCCGCCATATTATAATGCGGACAAACCCACCGTAGAACCGAACTACAGTTTTGATTTGTGTCGGTTCGCATGCGCACTATTTGATTATTTCATATACGACCTGCGTAAAGTGGAAAAGCTGTGTAAAACCGACCCGGTGATTCGGTTAATCGTGAAATGGACGATGGATGATAAAGGGCGTAATGTGCTGTATAAATCGAGCGGAGAGGAGCGATACCCGGATTTTAAACTGTATAAGATGATTACAAGAACGGTCCATAATCACATCCCTTCGACTGAGATTCACAATCCGATATTTGATGAGTATAAAATCACGTATAAAAAATATAAGAAGCATGCGTCCATTGCGGCGAAGTTCCCGAAAGATGGTCGAAATACACATATTGTTATGAATGTTGATACGTTACCGTCGTATGTAATGGAATGAAATGGAATCCGGGAATGGAATGGAATGAAATGGAATCCGGGAATGGAATGAAATGGAATCCGGGAATGGAATGAAATGGAATCCGGGAATGGAATCCGGGAATGGAATCCGGGAATGGAATCCGGGAATGCTACGACTAGCGGCTGCGGTTCAGATACATATTTCGGTGCGCCGGAAGCCCATTCTTGGCGATGAACTCGATATTCCGCATCGTCCATCCCATACTTGCGCCGGAATGACCGACCTCCATTTCATTCTGGACGAGTGTGATGACCCAGTCGTCGCCCCCACTGAACATGAATCCGCGTTCGGAGGGTGGGCTGTAATTGGAGATATACTGCCATACATCGATTTCCTTGGTCTTGACCGTGGGTGATTCGGTGGCGCGGACGACTGCGCGCAGACCATCTCTCAAATTGCTTGTGGAAAGCGAGTCGTTCATATACGAGAAGTCCCACGCATTCGCGGCGGCGATGGTGCGAGGCCAGTATACGGATTCGGAGGCAACGGCGACAGATACAGATTCAGGAGCAACAATAGCCATCGTAGTGTGTGGGTGTGAGTGTACGTATAATAAACAAACGATGAGTTATATACAACAATAAACATATGATTTCAATTTTGTCATATGTTTATACTAAAATTAGTATTTGAATGAATGATCGCCCAACTAAACGAATGGCACCAAATTTTCAATTTCGATTTTTCGGAATAGGGTCTTATCTACCTTATTCCTCAACTCGGTCTGTTCGCTGATTTTCGCTTGAGTGATTTTCAGCTTTGATAGTTTTTCGTGGTTCAGTTGCTCACAAAGACCGACTACAAATCCAATGGCAAGAGTCGCACCAGTGTTCATTATTGTTATTTCAATGTTGTTGGGCGATGTTGCCATCCAGTCAATGATGAACTTTATTACGAGCCCGCAATCGGGGGTAATCATTTGGCGAGGTTGAATGACGATGTGGTTCAGGTCATGTCTGAGCTGTGATTTTAGCACATGTAATATATCTCTCAAATATCGTGAACCACCACCGCCTATCGGAACATATGAGTCGCTCAACATTGCGTCATACAATGGCCAGTATGCGTCCGGTTGATTTGGATTGATTTGATTTCCATTCGGAATAAACTTTACCATTCTACTATTAAAGTTGTGCAAATTACCCTGTCTATCGCCCATTCTATCATCAAACATTTTGGGTATATACACCGCTTCCCGAAACTTAAACAATTGTTGGACTTGTTGTTCTAGAATGGCCAACCGTTGTTTTGTTTCGCGCAATTCATTCCTCAATTCATCCACGACATGGTCGTCTTCTATGAGTGGTGGAGCGCTGGGATGAGGGGGGACGGTAACACGACTACCTCCAAACTCAAACACAATTTTCCCATTCTCAAGTTTCATTCTTCCATCGCATCCGGCTTCAATCTGGGATAACAATTTGTTTGACATTGCCAAAGGTATATTCGACGTATGTGGTATGACGATATATGAATATAATGTCATACTAATTCATTCAATTTTAATCCACGTTGGGTCAAACTCGTGCGGCAATCTTATCCAATATCACACCAACAACGACACCAAGCGATAAACTCCCGGATGCGAACCCGACAATCGCGGTGATGAGTGTAATTATCCATCGCCTATCAAATGATTGCGGTTTGAATATGCTATCCCAGTCGCCTGTTTTGTATACAACGAGTAACATAACACCGACAACCGCCGCAATCGGGATTTCGTTGATGGCGCGACCGAAGAACAAACAAATCACGATAAAAAGCACACTTGTGATGACCGATGAAAACTGGGTTTTCGCGCCATTTGCTAAATTAAGTTTACTCTGTCCGACAAGCACACACCCGCCGAATCCGCCCGTTAGCCCCGTCGCGATATTTGCGATACCTTGGGCAATGCTTTCACGGAACGAGTTTCCCTTTATATGAAGCACGCTTTCGGCGTCTTTCACCATAATAAGCGATTCTAATAACCCGGTAAATGCCATCGCCGCCGAAAATGGCAGCATTTTCAGAAGACTTTCCGCGTCATATTTGATGTGGGAAATACCCTCTAACGAAATAAGCGATGGCAATTCTGAATGTATCGCGCCGGTATCTTTCACACGGTCGATATTGTAATATTTCGTAAAAATGTAAATAAACGCGGTAATCGCGAACATCGAAATTAATCCACCGGGTATATGGATATGTTGGTCGTTGCTATGCGTGATTTTAATAACGCCGAAAAACGCAATCAACGTGGATATAATTGTGAATAATACAGTGTTTGCCATTTTCAAACCAGTTAGCCACTGGTGGTCTTTATCTTTAAAATTATCGAGCTGATGAACCGCGATAAGACCGGCCAACGCAACCAGAAACCCCGACATGATATATTTGGGAATATACGTCACGTATTTATATAACCCGGTGAGCGCGGCTAAAATCTGGATAATACCGCCGACGATGACGGTTGGAATGATGTATTCTTTGCCGAGTAAGGTGCTTACACCGGCGATTGATGTTGCGACCGCGGCAGTTGACCCTGAAATCATCGTTGGCATACCTCCAAATATAGATGTTATAAGAGACATCACCATCGTATTCTGTATTCCGGTATTCGGCGACAATCCCATAATAAATGCGAATGCGATGGATTCAGGAATCAGTAAGAGTGCGATGGTGATTCCTGATAAGAACTCATTGATGATTTGCGTCGGTGACACGGATAATGCGACCGCATCCATTTTATGGATAATATTATATAAACAGTATATTATATTCTATAGTAGAATACATACGGTATATACATAATGGCTACAGCAGACAGCGTTCCCCGCGACTGTCTTCGCTCCCGCGACTGTGTTCGCTCCCGCGACACAATACTCATCGACGGCACGACCTACGACATCACCGAATTCAAACATCCTGGCGGAAGTATCATCGACTATGCGAAGAACGCCGGCGATGCTACCGAAGTATTCCGCGAGTTTCATTACCGGTCGCCTATCGCGAGAAATGTGCTTCGTTCATTGCCAGAATACGATTGCGGCCCGGAGCCCGTCCCGGCGCATGCGCTCGCCCCCGAGTTTCAAATGACACAGCGTCAGAAGGATATGACCGCCGATTTCCGAGAGATGCGGGCTAACCTCGTCAACCAGGGTCTATTCGAGCCGGATTATATCCACGTTTATTTCCGTTTGCTCGAAATCGCGTTCTATTTCGGAATGGGGGCGTGGCTCGCATCCTATAACATTTACGCTTCGATGCTATCGTTTATTGTATTTAAAACCCGCTGTGGATGGGTCCAACACGAAGGAGGACATGTCAGTTTAACGGGAAACAAAGGTATCGACCGCGCCATCCAAATATTCACGATGGGATTCGGAACCGGGTTCAGTTCAACCGTCTGGAATTCGACGCATCATCGCCACCACGCGACTCCGCAAAAAATCCAGCACGATATGGATATGGATACCACTCCACTCGTCGCATTTTTTAATCAGGCGTTTGAAACATCATATCATAGTAAAACAACCACGCGATATATGAATCGGTGGTGGATGCGTTTTCAGGCCTGGACGTTTTTACCCTTTGTCGCCGGAATATTCATTCATTGGTTTTGGATATATTATCTTCATCCGAAGAAGATGTTTCGCACGCTCACGAGAGAACAGCACGTATCGGCCGCATTTGAAATCGCGTGTATGTCCGCATCGCATATCGTGTTGCCGTATATATTCTACACCGCCGACGGTGAAAGAGGAATAATCGGGGCGTATTTCCTAATGATGACAGTAAACTTCTGGAGTTTCATCTGTCTTTTCGGACACTTCTCTCTATCACATTCATATACTGGCGTAGTCCCTGAAAACAAACACCTCCTGTGGTTTGAATACGCGGTCGGGCATACTGTAAATATATCCACGAAATCCGCACTGGTATCGTGGGTGATGGGGTATCTCAATTTCCAAATCGAGCACCATTTATTTCCGTCGATGCCGCAGTATAAGAATGCGCTTGCTGCGCCGTATGTGCGCCGGTTTTGCGAGAAATGGGCGGCCGCCGATGCCGCCGATGGACACGACCGCATGAAATATACCGAACATTCGTATACTACTGCGTGGCGGTTGATGTTATCCAATCTAAACCAGGTTGGGAAACATTATTATGAAAATGGAATCGCGGCACCGGCATCGGCACCGGCATCGGCATCGGCACCGGCACCGGTGACTAAATCAAAGGACGACTAGAACCCTGGTGTATCTACAAATACCGCAGGTGACGAACCGCCACCGCCACCGCCACCGCCGCCACCGCTGCCACCGCCGCCACTGCCGCCGCCGCCGATACCTAACATATTAAATTGGTCTAACAAATATACACCCACCATAGAAGAAATACATACGATAATTGTATCACGTATAAGAACCTTGATTGGTTTTTTGTTATCATGGTCCACAAATCGCATTTCTAGGAATTTCAATAAAAAATAAACAGTAGCGATAATCGCACCGATAACAAACAAATTCGTCGTAAATGACATAATTGCTAAACTTATTATATACATAGGGCTTCAATAAACAAAACTGGTTTTATACGAAATTATCTGTCGGGCTTGGCCGTTTACGTTTGAAACGCCATCATAACAGGTGGATAACATACATACATAATCCCGCCGGCAATTGCTAAAAATAAAAATGAACCTAAAAAAATAATCAAATCGATAAGTACTATATTATCATACCATTTGGACTCGTCTTTTTCGTCGGCCATTATTATTATTATTATTTACGTTTATCTATGATATTACTACTAATATCACGGATATTATAATATCTCGATATCATCCAACAAGGGCGGTGCGTTGATATTCTGTGATTCGTTCAATGAATGAATATCCAAGGTATCCAATTGAATATCTCCACCAATGTGGATACGGCCGCTATCATCGTCGTCCGCGTCATCAGCGTCGTCGGCGTCTACCGCGTATTCATTCCTTCTCTCGCTAGAGTCGGTTTCAAATGTGCGAACCTCGTTGTCTCCGAATGATACGCCGCCGGTGCCGCTGGTGCCGGTGCCGCTACTACCATTTAACTCACCTACAAAATCAAGCTGTTCGGCGGCTACTGACGCCGATGCGCCGTCTCCGTCCCCGTCCCCGTCTCCGTCGCCCTCGCCGTCCTTGCCGCCACCACCGCCGCCGCCTATACGGTCACGATGACGGCGCCTGCGTGTTGACGATTGATGATGTGCGCGCTGACGTGCCGAGAGATTGGCGTCCGCTTCAGATGTAATCGGTTCTTGTTGAATCACCTCTTCATTTTCGGTGACTTCTACCACATCTTCGATGGTTTCTTCTAAATACATCTTAATCAGGTCCTCCACGGGGATGTTATCGCGAATCGTATTATAAATACACTCCTTCACGATGATTTCAAATTCGCGGTTATTGCGCTGGACTTGAAGCGGGTGATTGCCCTTCTCGAAAATATACACATTCGAATAGAGTTTGCGCGCGCTATTCACATAGACCTTATGAACGAAATCAGACAACTCGGGGAGTTTAATATCCACCTTCTTCTGTTTATTTCCGACACGCATCACCGTCATACACTTTAAATGAATAATATGGACGCATGTTATCAAGTCTTCTAAATAGCCACAGGTGCTTCGTTCCTTAATTCGCGCGGTCTCTTCCTTGATGATGTTCGGGTTCCATTTTGGGACTCGCGAGAGAAGGTTCTGAAACGTCATTAAGTATTTGTCATTCTCCTTATTCCCAATACACAATTTCAGCGCTTCGTCGAAGATGGACCGGAATCCTTCCTGTACCATAGGACACAGAATATTCACCAATCGAGTCGCCCATTCGTTTTTCGATTCGTATAATGAAGTAACCGAATAATCATCCATAGTCCGTGAAACGAGGATTTACATAAATGATATATTTTCTAAACTCCGATTACAACGAAATACTATAAAATGAAGTATAAACAACAATAGTAATTTCTCGTTTCTAAACTCCTTGCGGACCTTATCGAACATAATCAGCAGTTCGTATTTCTTGATTTCGTTCATTTGCGGGTGATTACGAACAAACTCGATAACATCTAGACCACTATACCCTTGCTCGTATAAAACAACGGACAGGTCAACGATGCTTTTGTATTCGGACGGGGTCGCCGTCGGGGTCGTCGTCGGATCATCGGACGGTGTTTTCAGATAATCCGGATGGATTTTAATCAACTCTCCGAGAGATTTATCGCGAGATCTCTCGATTTTGCTGGTATCACATATCAGATTCGCGCGATACGAATGTAAATTCACCGGTGTTCCGACACCACCGCATCCCATAATAATCGGCTGCGGGACATATATATCACAGAACCTCGAGAGAATCGGTTTCAGAAGGCTGTCCTTGTTTTCAACAACAATAAAAAACCGTGTAGAATAACTGAATAATTCAATACATCGGCGAAGTGCGGACTGGGCGTCAATTGTCAATTTGTCCGCATTGGTCAGAATAACCGATTTGAATATCGCGCCTTCTTTCAGGTCGATGTTTGTCTTTGCGAAAAACTTCAATTCCTCGCGGATAAAACGGATACCCTTCCCGTGCGCACAATTCGCGCGCATAACATAGTTTTTGATGGCCGTTTTATCGCCGCCATATACGGAAGAAATGAAGCTATTCAATATGAATGTTTTCCCTGACCCGCGGGGGCCATAGAATATAATATTTGGGATTTTCCGGTTCTTTATGAATACATCTAGTTTCATATGTATATCTTTGTGGATACATGACAGTTCGGGAATCGACGTGGGTGGGGATGTCATTATTATTATTGGGTTTTAATTCATGATAATAATGATAAATTATTGTTTAAGTTTCGTTACATTCGGTTCCGCTCCGCTTGGTTACACGACGCGAAGCGTCGTTCGGCTCCATTCGGCTTCACTACGTTCCGCTCCGCTTGGTTCCGCTCCGCTCGGTTCCGCTCCGCTTGGTTCCGCTCCGCTCGGTTCCGCTCCGCTCGGTTCCGCTCCGCTTCACAGATTAATATTTTGCTCATAAGGCATCACCTTTGATACCGACCCCGGCACATTACCGTTCCCTCCAGCGCTGCCGCCGCCGCCACTGCCCGGCTCCGTATAATAATAGTTCGTCGTGTAATAATAATTCGTCGGTTTGGCCGCGCCATAAAACGGTGATTCCTCTTCATATCCTTGACCATTATACATTCCCAAGTAAGCCGTCGCCGCAGGAGACCCGTCCTCATAATAATACGCATTATGTTTCGCGGTGCGTTTGTTCGAGTTCGGGTCATTCGGGTCAATCCAGTTACCAATTCCGCGGATGATGTTGCCAGTGGCATCGCGTATCGATCCAAAGAGGCCAGGACGCGACTGTTGTTCTTGTGCGCCGCCTGCGCCGCCGGGTTGGTTCTGTCCGTATCCCCGGAAATTCCGCGTAATCCCGCGGCGATAAATATCATCATCCGCCAGCGCACTGCTACTAGAAGCCGTGGCGATATCATCATAATTCGTACGGGACGCCGATGTCCCCATCAAATTCTTCTCGATTTGGGTTCCATCGGGCAAGTATATCGCCCACTGGGTCACTTTCAGACAATCCGCGTCAATACGGCACGCATCAGAACCAGACTGACCTGGGTTGTTACATTTCCACGGGCATTTACGCATCAGAAGTATATTATTGCCATCCGCCGTCTTCACGAGATTGCCGCTCGAGTCCATCCGGAATATATTCTGGCAATTGCCTTCATTCGTGGAAAGTGTGGAAGGCTCGACGCATTTACGCACGTAGCCATCATCACCGTAACGCCAATTGGCGCCGTCATACCAAGAGTCAGGGTGGCTCGCGATGAGCCGGTTTCGTTTCGCGACCGCTTTGTCATATGCGTCCTGGGCGTCCTTCTTCACCGTCTCCGACGTCGCGGAACGCAGTTTCTGATACGCGGCTTCATAATCCTTCTGGGCCTGAATTGCCCAACTCATTTGGGACTTCACGTGTGAAATCAGAACCGATGCCGCGGCCGATGTAACATAAGTTGTGCCGTCGCTCGCCGTGCCTGTCGACGTGGGTGTTCCAGTGGACGCAGCAGCGTTGGCCGCCCTCGGTATCGCCGATAGCGTAAATTCACCAGCATCAAGCACATTCCCGTCCGTCGTAAAATTAAACGCGGTTTCAGCCGCACGAAAAGTGCGTATTTTCGCGTTGGTGGTCGATGTCGCCTCCGCCGGGGTTTGAATACCGGATATGGTCAATTTCAGGGTGGTATTCGCGGCCAATAATACCCCACTTCCGCCCTGGCCGATGCGGAAATACAGCGAGTTCTGACCTCCGCCATATGGATTGGGTGCGGTCGACGTATTCACTGTAAGTGTTTTGTTATCAATGGTCGAAAATGAACTAGAGGTCATTGTATTATCGATGCTTACGCCAAGACCGACCCCAGATATTGGTAATACATACGGAAGCTGAAGTAAGCAATGGTCGCCCGCCGAGAGGCCATTTGTAAGCATTATATTCATCGTAAATGTGGTCGCGGTTCCGGTATTATTCGGAGACAATGCAGGGCTTTCGGTCGCGATTTTACGGCATAACAGAAAATTCGCCTCAAATCCGAATGTAGTATCATCGAATATCCGAACGCGCTTTGTCGCGTCAGTTGCGTGATACAAATTCACGGCGACCAACTTCTGTGCGCCAGTCGGCTCCGCATTGCTTTCTAATGTAACAACCGCGTCGGCCTGCGGAGTTACTGCGGCGTTCACCCACTTCACTCCGGATAATTCCAACGCATACTGTTTATTCGCGGGAATGGGACTGGACGTTTGTAGGGTATAGGTTATCACGCAATTATTGGCGTCGGTCGTGGTATCAACAGCAATACCGTTGGACGCCGACGTCGCCGTATCCATGCTGGTTCCGGATAATGAGTTCGAGTTGGCGGCGGCGGCGGATGTTCCCGTGTATTCTTTCAGGGATATCGCCAATCCACTCGCCGTGGTGTTTTGGATATAAGACTTCGGTATCGATATCTTAATTATTTTCGCAGGCGTCGTTCCGCTCAATCCACGCAATTCCGCAGTAGTTGTAAAAAGAAACCGAAATGTGGCCTCGGTGTTTTTAACACGCGTACACCGATTCAACAACAATACGCCCGCTGACGCAGTTCCAACAGCGGCGGGAGGAGGATTGCTTGTGGCAGTATAAGCATCCCCGATATATGGCGTTGCCTGTGTGAGGCCCTCTATCATCCCCGTCCCATATCCTTCGGATGGAGCAACCCATTGACTAAACCCGCCATTGCGGTATGTTCTTGATACCCATATACTCATCAATAACAATACAATCAATACAAATATCACTGTGTATTTATCTTGGAATAACTCCGATATTCTCATTTTATATTTTCGTTAGTATACGATAGTATTCGATGAATATTACTACTTTATATTGATATAAATAATCTATACTATAATTCATAAAATATTTGAATACATGATTTTATGAATCTCTTGGCAACCGTCCGCGGACTTAATACGTCTGAAGGCTATGCGTATACGGATTTTGTCTAAATGCGTTAAGAATATCCGGCTGGATTCTCTCGTTCAGTTTGGTTTCATCGTATCCCTGCGGCATCGTCATCTTGCCATAAATATCGATACTAGGAATCGACGACGGCGCATTTGTCGCCACCATACTGCGCTGGTTCGCGCGGTCCGCATCCAGGCGGTCAATCTGGACATTCGTATTTGAATTGAACAGCGACATCGACCCGTGATTTGTTACATTTTTATACGTCTTGTTGACATTATTGCGTTGATTATAGGCCGCATTGTATACGCCATTCCCCATACGTGTCGCCCCGCCACCCGCGGCTCCTAAATAATCGGTGCTCGTCGTTGCGCGTTCGGTTTCAATCGGCGTGTTTTGAGAGATTAAATAACCTGCCGCAGCCTGGCGCTCCACATTCATGTGGTCATATCCGACGAGACCCACGGTCGTCTCCTTGATTGTAGTTGGTGCGCGGTCAGCCGGATTAAATGTCGCGCTCGTGGCCGCCGGGACGGGCATCCTCGCGTTCTCATAAGGGCGCATATTGCCGACCACATTTTCTTTACGAGACGGCTTCAGAATATCGAGCAAGGGTGCGACAACCGCCTTAAATGCGCCGTGAATACCGCCCATCTCATTGGGGCGCACTGTTGTCCGATTATTATGTGTGAATTTATAGCTCATTCTGCCGAAGTCGGCCTCAGTCGCGGTATTTCTCTCGGCGGCGTAGGGGTTAATCATCGGTTTTCCGTCATATGTCTGGCGACGCGTGTCTTCGAAATTCTTCGGCGCATACATGGCCGCACCGCCATCCGCCGGCGCCGTCGCACCGAAATACTCGCTCGTCGTCGTCTGGCGGTTACTCTCGCGGTCCAATTCAATCGCGCGCAAGGTTTCACCCTTCTCCATACCAGTTGTCGTAAACCAACGGTCAGGCGTATTTACGAAGAATGTATCGGGCAGATGTTTCTCCATTCGGCCTAAAGTCGCCGTCGTCGGCGCGGTTTGGACGTAGTGTGCGGCGGGTCCCTGGTGCCCGTCGAGAGAATACGTGAGCTTGGGGTTCGTTTTCACGCGCATTTCATCGACACCGCGGTCCATCCATTTCTCTCGAGCTTCCATTCCAGAATTAAATCCGAGCGACCCCTGTGTGCCGTATCCCTGGTCGAGACCGGGGCCGACACGTATCTCCTCCCACGGCTTCACATTCGATATCTTCGAGCTAGGGAGAACACGTGACTGGTAGAAATCGTTCTGGTTCGGCATCCCATTCGGGAGGTGAAGGTTGTCATGGGGGCGGAATAGCGGTGCCTGTTCGGTCTTCGAGAAATACTGCGAACCGGTGCCGACCTTATTATCAAGTACATTTTCGTTCATATTCGCGCCGGTAGTGACACCCCTTATTTTCGCACCGTAATAAGGTTCCATATTATTATGCTTAAATGTCGCGGGGTCGATTTTATCGCCCATGAGCGACGTGAATCCATCCTTTCCATAATTATCGCCGAACTGGGTTCCGTATTCTAAATCGACATAATCCTTGCTGTCATTCGCGAAATCGCGCCCTCTTTCGGGGATGCCGCCGCCGCCACCAGCACCGCCACCGCCACCGCCACCGCGCAATATGCCTACACCACCCACGCCGCCAGCAACACCCGCCGACATTTTATCGAAGTCCACATTTTTCGCATAATAACGGTCAGTTGCGGCGTTCGGATTCGCGTAATTATTGACATTCGAACCCGTGTTTGGGCGAATCACTGGATAGTTCGTAACCGGAATATTTGTATTGGGTAAATAACGGGATTCGTGTTGTCCGGCGTTGCGGTATCCTTCTAGATTCGCCTTTTTATCTCGATTGGATGCGATATACGCCGCGCCTAGAACAAGCGCGCCTAATGCTAACTCTGCCATTTAATCGTATGTTACGAGGTTATATTAAATTTATATTATTATAATTGTATTATCTCTATTTAGATTACTCCTATAATTATAATAATCATAATAATCCCATTATGAAAACAGTGCGGATGTTCCGCTAAACTGGCGCATATCGCCGATATCCATAATTCCCGCCCCCGCCCCCGTGCCGGCGCCATCGAGTCCGCGTTCCGTCACGCGTCGTCCTGCCGCCATCCCTTCAACTGCGGGGTTCAAGTTCGAGGGATGTACTGTGAAATAGGTATCATCGGACAACCCTGGCACATCCATCCTCGGCTTAAAATTATCCTTTTCGATAATGCGCGTGCTTACATTATTGTTAAATGGTCTAAATACGTGTTCTTGTGGGTCAAAATGAAGCATTTTCCAGTTGTCCTGCTCCATATCGCGCAACATCCATGCGGGGTGTGTCACACGAGACTGTGCTACCGCACTGCCAGCCCGCGTAGGACACACAATCATTTCGTTCGTCCGTGTGGCCTGTGACGCGCGGATTGCGTGATGAAAGTTATCCGGCGTATCCCGGCTCAATGTGCGAGACAAACCGCGCAATTCCGTCTCAATATCCACGGAGTTCGTCATAATATTGCCGGCCCATAATTGCGCGCGAAGATACGGGTCTTCCGCATACATCGGTTTGTCGCCCTGGCCTGGCACATTTAATACATAACGTCCTACATCCGTGGATTGTTGAAGCTGTTTTCTTATTCTGTCGGGGTCGTCGCGGAAGCGTGTAAATGACATTTATGCGTAAGCTACTAATATATGTTATTATATTTTTAGTTCTATGTAAAACGGGCATAAAAACAACCGGATGATATTCTGTAGTAGTGGTAATCGGTATATGAAAATGAAGATTACAGAAGTAACTGATGACGTAGCGGGACCAGGACCGGGACCGGCGGCACCGGCAGCGACGACGGTCGCCAAACCGGCTAAATCATACACGATTTGTTTGAATATGATTGTAAAAAACGAGTCGCATATTATCGAAAAAACACTTGAAAACTTGTGCCGGTACGTGGATTTCGATGCGTATTATATTTCAGATACCGGTTCAACCGATAATACGATGGACCTGATTCGCGCGTTTTTCAAGGCGCGCGGTATTCCCGGCGAAATCGAGCAGGTAGAATGGCGTGATTTCGGCTTCAATCGCACACTTGCGCTCCAGATGGCGTTTCAGAAAACCGACTACTTATTCATATTCGACGCGGATGATTCGATTCACGGGAATTTCGTATTGCCGCGCAAACTCACCCACGACGCATACCAGTTGAAACTCGGCCAATCGTTTGTTTATGTAAGGACACTTATTGTGAATAACCGTAAACGGTGGCGGTTTGTGGGCGTGCTTCACGAATATATTACGTGTGTCGACAAGGAAGATAGCTCCCACACCATCCAGGGTGATTATCACGTGGATTCTGGACGCAGTGGTAGTCGTAATCAAGACCCCCAAAAGTATATTAAAGACGCGACGGCGCTTGAGCGCGGATATCATGAAGAAATGGCCAATTCCGGCAGCAATGGCACCGGAAAAGGCGACCGTGGCCTCGCGGAGCGATACGCATTTTATTGCGCGCAGAGCTGGATGGACGCCGGGCCCGCACATATCGACAGTTCGATTCAATGGTACGAGCGCGTGCTTACCCAAAACAACTGGTCGCAGGAAAAGTATTATAGCGCGTTATGCCTCGGCAACTTGTATTACAAAAAAGGCGACAAATACAATGCGTTCAAATATTACAGTAAAACCATCGAATATGACGAGGAGCGAATCGAGGGTGTCGCGTCTATGATGGAATTCTTGCGCGCGGACGGCAACCACGTCATCGTGAATGCGTTATATCAAAAATTCAAGAATTATAACCGTTCGCCGCAGAATAAGTTGTTCCTTGCGATGGATAAATACGACGATGTTATTGAATACAACAATTCGATTTCAGCGTTTTATATCGCGGACAAACGTACCGGATATGAATGTTGTAAGACGATTCTTGAACATAATAGGATGGCGTTTCATTTTATGACATCTACGTATTCAAACCTCGTATTTTATCGCCAGTATTTCGAAGAGGAAACATTCCCCGAATTGCTGCGTCTGTTTTTTTCCGTGAATCGTTTTCTATCGGTAGTCGCGTCTAAATCGGACGGATATAGCGACGATGACATCGAAACATGGACGCGTCTATTCAATAAGGTCCGGCCGGCGCTTGTCGCACCCACGACTCTCCAAAAAACGGAAGAGGAGTATCTCCCTGGTTCAAGCGCCGAAACCGTCCGGCCGGAAGACGAACTTTCGTATAAAAAACCGGTTATCACCAAGTTTCATTTGAAGCGGTCGTCAGATGAGGGGTGTCTAATTACCAGTTCGGATATACGCCAAGACATATGTGTGAAGCGTAATCGCACCGCACACGCACGTATTATCATCACATTTACGACGTGTAAGCGACTGGACCTATTCCAGCAAACCGTGAATTCGATACTGAATATGTGGAATGACGTCAATATGATTGATTATTGGTATTGCGTCGATGATAATTCGAGTGAAAGTGACCGCGATAAAATGCAGAAAGCATATCCATGGATTGATTTCTATATGAAGGACGCAGCGGAGAAAGGTCATCGCGCGAGTATGAATCTCATTTGGGATAAATTGTCGGAAACACGACCGGAATACTGGATACATATGGAGGATGATTTTCTATTCCATACACCCGACAGTTATGTCGCCAAAGCAACACAGATGATGGTCGATTCGCGTAATGCGGGATATAATGTGCGCCAAATCTTATACAATCGTAATTATGGAGAGACGATAAAGGATTATAAGATGCAGGGGCACCGTATTCTGCGCAATATGACACACGATGTCGCACTTCATCAACACAAACAGGGCGACTTCCCCTACGGAAATTGCCATTATTGGCCACATTATAGCTTCCGTCCATCTATCATTGACGTCAATGCGATATTGATATTGGGGAATTATGACAGCGCGAACCAGTTCTTCGAGATGGATTATGCGAAGCGGTGGCAATCTCTCGGATTTCTTTCTGGGTTTTACAATCAGATAACAAACCGGCACATCGGGCGTCTGACATCCGAGCGAGACGACAAGACGAAACCCAATGCGTATGAATTGAATGACGAGAATCAATTCGTTGCGAAGACTGCGGCGGCGGCGATGGCGGCGACCATACCGGGCGCGACGGCATTAGATGTCGCCGCACCGAAGAAACGATACTATTCGACGATTCCATTTGATGACGGGTTTGGCGCGCAATTCCAGCGGTTTATATGGACGTGTATTTACGCGGAAGAGTGCGAGCAGTCTACATTTGTATACAGAAGCCCCAAAAAGATGGCGCATAATTATGACGCAGATCCAAGGTTCATTGAAAAAATGGAGGATATTATGAATCTGAAACCGCATTATATAAGTTATGATGACGCGCTCGTGACTGCGCGCGAGGAAGGAATCCAGATATTAACACCGGACTTTTACGATATATTCAACTACGTCGAGAGAAATATGGACATGTGTATGAAGAGTGAGAGTATGGCGCGAATCAAGCGCCAATTCTGGGCAAATAAAAACCGCCAGGCAGTTTATGCGGGGTTTTCGGCGCACGGAGGAGGCCCGACACTTCATTTGGCAGCGCATATACGTCGCCCGAACTGTGATGATACCCGCCCGAATGGCGGCGAAGAGTATACAGATAAGTATTATATTAAAACATTGCTTACCATCCGTGATAAATATGCGAAATCAATGCCTGACCACCGGATTATGATACATATCTATTCACAGGGCGCGGCGGAGAAGTTCGCGAATTTTATCGGGAATGACATTATCGGGAAAGATGTTGTTCTTCACCTGAACGACACGAATGAACAGACGTATCTTGGTATGGCCGCTGCGGATATTCTCATTACATCTGCGAGTTCATTTAGTTATAGTGCTGCCTTCTTTTCGGACGGCGATATTTATTATACGCAATTCTGGCATAAGCCGTGTAGTTGGTGGAACGTTCTTGAAAAGGTCTGAATGCGCGGACGTCGCTGTATTCCCTGGTATATAATCTAAACGTATTATAGCAGCGAACGAGCGTGTAACAAACCCAAATGGAATATAGCGCTAGCGACTACGGCGACTCGGATTTTCTGGCCGATAATGACCGGTCGATTCGCGACTTTCGAGAGAATGAAAAAGCATCAAAAAAAGAGATTGTAAAACAGATGGTGAAACTGCGACATAATCTTCAATATAATAAACATTTATTGTCGGTATATCTCAAGGCCAAAACCATTTTTGATGAAATGGTGGAAGAACATCGGGCGCAAATCCATCATTTAGATGAAATCTATCGGCATTTGAGTAAAATGATACATACGGAATTGACGAGACATAAATCGTCGTCGAAGAAACGACGGGATGGCGGCGTCGTAGATAACAACAAACCGATGATTAAAGAATTAGTGAAAGACAAGCGGAAGATTGGCAAATTATTGTCGAATATGCGCAAGGGGCTTGATAAACTGATGGAAATAGATACAATTATCGGAACTACGATAGAGAAAATAAATGAAATACAATTCATCGAAGACGAGGCCGAGGAATCCGAGGAATCCGAGGATTCCGAGGAATCCGAGGAATCCGAGGATTCCGAGGAATCCGAGGCTAGCGAAGAGGATTCCGAGGCTAGCGAAGAGGACGACGACGACGAGGACGAGGAATCCGAGGCTAGCGAAGAGGACGACGAGGACGACGACGACGACGACGAGGACGACGACGAGGACGAGGACGAGGACGAGGACGACGACGAGGACAGCGAAGAAGACGACGACGACGAAGACGACGACGAGGACGACGACGACGAGGACGACGACGACGACGATACCGAGGACGACGACGACGACGAGTCCGAGGAATCCGAGGACAGCGAGGCCGAAGACGACGACGACGACGAAGCAGTCGTATTTTATTGAATCAAAAGCCTGCCCCCGGTATATTCGCGCCGCATAAGCATCTGATATATTTTATTCGTTCGAAGTGTGCGTGCTATTTTCAACCACCTACGCACTTTTCTTTGTAATATACGCAACCAAAATGTTTTGTATATTGCGACCATTTCATTCCCAGGGGACAACCAGATGGGTTCTACGATTTCAACCGTGGCTCCATAACATTTTGCGAATTCGATATAATCGGTAAATGACGTATGCTCGAATGGAAAGGTATAGTAACAAATGTAATGAACATTTAGATCCGGTGAACTTGTATTCTCATCAAACCCGTGTAATCTCTCGTTAAATTTTTGACACATCCCTAATTCATAACGCGACATTATAATCGCCCTCTCTGATATATAATATTCAATTGAAGCGTATTCAATTTTATCGATAATCGATTATCGATTATCGATTATCGAATATCGTTTCGATTTATTATATTTTGTTATTGTATACAATTCGTTCATTACATAATATGGGATACATAAATAAGTTATTATATTCCCCCTTTCTTCAAAACAAGTTCGTATTATACGGTAGTTTGTTCTTGGTATTGATAACTATCGTCCGTTTTTTAGCCAATCGCAATTTTAATGGTGTCATATTACTCACATTGATTGGGTTGCTTATGTCCTACTTTAGTAAGAATATGATAATTGTGTTATTGACCGCTTTTCTCTCGGTTACCGTTTTAGATATGTTACATATTAGCAGTGGTATCGAGGGGATGAAATCGTCGTCGAAGGATGGAGATGAAACGGTACCCAAAGACAATGAAAAGAAGGACGACGACGACGATGAAAAGAAGGACGACGAAGATGCGAAGAAGGCCGCCGCGGACGCCAAAAAGGCCGCCGCAGATGAGAAGAAGGATGAAGTCAAGTCGGAAGAGACCAGTAGCGGCAAACCCAAAAAGGGCGGTAGTGGTAAGCAAGGTATGACGAAGTTGTCGCCTGCGAATTATGACGGAAAGGATCACGATGATGAGAAAACAAGCAATAATGGGAACCGTATCGATTATGCGTCTACATTAGAGCAGGCTTATGATAATATCGAGAATATTATTGGCGAGGACGGTGTGCGCGGATTAACCGACCAGACGAAATCTCTCATGAACCAGCAGAAACAGCTGATGGAGAATATGAAGGATATGGGTCCGTTATTGAAATCCGCGGAAGGATTTATGAAACAAATCACTGGAGGTGGCGGTATTGGCGGTATTACCGAAATGTTGAAAGGATTTATGCCCGCAAAGCCGGCGGCGGCGAAGTAATCATATATGTTATATTGACAATCTATATAAACTCACCTGTATATATAGATATTTAGGAGTAGAATGGCGCGAAGATGTCCTCCTGGTGTGTTTTGTTTTGAAAATATATCGTTTTTCGTCGTAATCATCGTTATTATTGCGTGCGTATTTTTTATGGTGCGTTATTTCGGCGGCCACCACGGCGGCCACGGACACGGCCACGGCCACGGCCACCACAGCCATGGAAATCTAATGGTCATCCAGCAACCGCCGCCTCCAGCGCAATCTGATTTCCTGGATTTCGGCATCGGCGGTCCATCATCAAGTCAGGATGTATTATTAAATCCGTATGTCCCGCCCTTACGTGATAACTCGGTCGGTTCAACTACACCGAGTTATGATATCCGTGGCGGGGTAGAAACGATACATTACGGCGGATATGGATTCGGCGGTGGCGGAGGTGGTGGCGGCGGCGGGGTCGCCGGTGTGCGTGTAAATGTGCCAACCCGCGCAGTCGACACGACATATCGTCAGGTTGGAATACTCACGCGTAATGGCGGCAATGGTGGCGGCGAAACGATTCTTCCATTAATCGGGCGCCCCTTATTCACAAACCGGGACAAATGGCAGTTTTATACGTTGAGTGATAAAAACAATGCCATTAAGCTGCCGATTACAGTTAACGGTAAAAGCGGCACGGGTGAGTATGGGTGTAATAATGTAAGCAGCGGTGATATCGTATACGTTGAAGGATATAATGATGCGTTCAAGGTGTCGGCGTATGATAGTGCGTCGTTGAGGTATTTACCGTTTTAGCGGAGTGGAACCGAGTGGAGCCGAACCGAACCGAATAATAACACAAATTCGTGTGTAATTATTCATAATTATTCATAATTATTATGGTACTTATTTCGCATGTTTGGCCCGACGCCGTGTTCTCACATTTTTGCGTTTATTGCCACCGCCTCCCCCTACACGGATCCCCTGCGGTTGGGGTTCGACCACCCCCTGCTCCAATACTTCTGTATCTTTTACATCCTTATCCAGGTCTGTTAAAATCCCGGTTAGAGAATTAGAATAATAATTAAAGTTTTTTATTACAGTCTCTTGTGATTGTTTGTTAAATTTCAGGTCCCAACCACCCTCCAGGTCGTTCCATTTCTTAAAATATTCATTATACAACTCAATTTGCCCCATCCATCGTTTATACATAGAAAACAACCTACATATTTTGATTAAAAGTTCTTTATTTTCACTAGATGTTAAAAATGCCGGCTTCCAGTCCGACGGTTTAAAATCGCTAATGATTTTATCACAATCGTCAGCATCTCCATCAATATACTTGAAATCGACTCTCTTTTTAAATGACTTCAGTTCCTGTTCAAATTTATCTTTTATTGCGTGGAAATCATCTGACGAATCTATATAACTATTCTTTTTCATTTTTTTCTGATAGATAGGCCCGCTTTTTTCCCATGTTGCGTATGATTCCAATGACTTTTTATACATCTCTAACAGCATTGTAGCTAGCGACCTTATTCCGGCATTGAATGTTTTTTTAAGACCGATTATTTTTTGGACTTTTTCAGCTTTTTTATCGTATTTCTCATATAATTTATTAATAGCTGTTACTTCTTCCGCAGGACGAATCGGTTTTGGAGGTATTTCTTGCGAGGCAATATGAATCGCTGATGTATCGGCTGCGGCGCCGGCTGCGGGTGCGGCGGGTTCGACTGCGGCTGCTGCGGCCTTAGCGTCTATCTCATAATTTTTCATCAATGATTCACTATACAAACTCTTAAGCTCTTCTGGGGTTCGGTCGGTTATACCCACGCCACCGACTATCGCTGTTTCAGTTCTTGGACGTATTTTTTCACTTTCTTTTGATGCTGGAATAAATTCGTCTTCAGATAGTAATTCTCCCATATAATGAACTAATAGCATCAGAGGCAAATTATCAAGCTTATACCGTTTAACAATGTATCCTTTTTGCCATTCTCCCCATACTCTCTTAATATCAACTTCTTCAATCTGTAAGGTTTTTGAGGCTAAAATGATTTCGGCGGTGGCTGCTGCGGCTGCTGCGGCTGCTGCGGTGGCTGCGGCCTGGGTTACGGCGTCAGCGTCTTTCGTGCCAGTGGCTTCGCCGCCTTCTTCAGAGCCTGCGCCTGCGCCTGCGGCTTCGCCTTCTTCAGGGCCTGGGCCTTCTTCTGCGCCTGCGGCTTCGCCTTCTTCAGGGCCTACTGCTGCGGCTTCGCCTTCTTCAGGGCCTGGGCCTTCTGCGGCTTCTTCTGCGGCTTCGCCTGCGGCTGCGGCTTCTTCTGCGCCTGCGCCTTCTTCTGCGCCTGCGGCTTCGCCTTCTTCTACTTTTCCACCCGCGGCGCCTTCTTCTTTCGCACCTTTCTTTTCGTCAGGTTTCTTTTCCGACTCTTCGTCTTTTTTAGAACCATTCATGCCCTTCTCAAGGATTTTTATAAACTCCGGAACCGTTCCTTTATCCAATATTTTAGTTATTTGTTTCGTAGTCCCGTCTTCTTCAAAAATCAGTCTTGTCTCGAAAAGCGCCGACGATGGTGTACTCATCGCATTACATGCGGCATTTTCACCACCAACCCCTTTTCCCAACAGAGTCAATACATTGAAAAATTCTTTCACAGTGTCTTTGTCTATTTTATCACGGTTTTCATCGAAATACGTTTTCAACTGTACGAATCCATATTTGCTCTCCTGACCCGGTATCTGGTATGAATAGTTGTATATTGATTCTTTAAACTCATCATACCCTTCGGACGCAATAAACTCCTTGTTTTCTAATATTCCACGCAACATTTTAAAAACATCAAATGCGATCCTATTTTTCTCGGCATTGCCATCCGCATTGAGGTTCTTACGCGCAACCTCGAGAGATTTGCGCAATGTCTGAATCGCGGTTACTTCACTTCCGTCGCTGAAATTCACGACATATGTATTGGATTCATCCGCAAACACTTCCTCTTTCTCATCCGACGACGACGACGACGGTCCCGCAGCATTCTTGAGCGTTAATTCCGTGACTGGTGATATTTGGATTCTAAAACATGTTTCATCGATATGTTCCCCGTAACTCCGCAATGTTGATACCGTTTGAATGGTGGCCGGAACTGGTGGTTTGGTGCTGCTAAGTATGTAGAGACGCTTTGTGTCCGTAACCGTGACAGATTTATCACTACCCTGAATTGTTAGTTTGATTGCTTTATCGGTTGAATCTCTCGCTACCATCGCGGTTTCACCAGTATAAATCATGATATTACCGTTCGTGTCGAGAGATATCGAATCACCTCCCGCGATACCTACCACGTCTGGCGGTTTAAAATACAATTGGCGTTGTTCATCTGGGATTTTACCTGGCGCATCATAGTCCTTCGTTGTCGTAAATTTGCCATATAATATACGCCGTAATTCGAATACATCTGTATTTGAAATGTTTAATAACGTTTTATCACCGACCTTTGGTTTGATTTGGATATAATACGGTTTTCCGGATTGAATAAGAAACTCAATAAAGTGAACTGTTTCTTTTGATTTTAATGTGCGACTTTCAGTGTGGAGCGAAATATCGCCATTGATAGATGGTCCTAAATTAAATTTCGGTTTCGCTTCCGTGGCGGCGGTCTCGGCGGCGTCGGCGTCAGCGGCGTCAGCGGCGTCGGCACCGTCTTTTTTCGTCGCGTCAGCGTCAGCGCCGTCAGCGGCGTCAGCGGCGTCAGTGTCACCGACTTTTTTCGTCGCGTCGGCGTCAGCGGCAGCACCGTCACCATCCGCGACCTCCTCGTGACTTTCTTCCGCCGGTATGTTCTCTTCAAGCGGTGGAGGCGGTGGCACTGGCACGTTCGAATCCTTCTTCGCTTGGACAATAGTATTCGTAGCCGCAGCAGCAGCAACCGCAGCCGCAGCAGCAGCAGCCTTATTCACTTCATCCGGGCCAGCACCTCCCGTCATCATCTTCGACCGCGCCTGTTTCATATTCTTAAATTTATGTTTCAAATGCGTGAATATGGACGATGGAATATACCTTTTCAATGTTTTATTCAATACATGGTTCAGTTTCGAAGGTCCAGAAGTCTCCTTCTTGGCCCACTGTGGTCCATGAATAAGCCCGAGTTTCGATTTAGATGACGATAATGATGAACTCCGTCTAAATGTATTATACCGTTTGGCCTTTTTACGATGCTGTCGATTTTTCCATTTCCGCACACTTTGGTTCTGTTGTCTCCGAATCTTTCGTATTTTATTTCGGGTTAATTTCATTCTATTCCATATACATAAAATATATATAATATAATATATAGTATAACAATATGTCATCAAGGGCGAAATCCGGTCGTGATGCGCCGGTGAATCTTACATCAGATGTTATGCGAAAAGAAGACCGTGCGTGTTCGGCCACCTGTAATTATTCATATCAGTATAACACGAGCACGTGTAATGTATTCCATAAAGGCTCTTATTTGCGGATTCCTTACGACAGTGGTAGCGGCGGTATCTATCCTGCGAGATACAATGGTGTCGATTATAAAGTAGAGCATATCCATATCTATCAACCGTCACTTCATCGTTATGATGGCACACTCGCCGATGCGGAATTACTCGCGTATCATTCAAGTGCGGACGGGCGCAACTTAATCGTGTCGATTCCGATAAATGTGGGAAATGGAAGCGGGAAACAGAGTTCCGATATTATGAATACGATACTTCAAAATCTACCAGGCAAATCAAGCACTGCTGGTAAATATATCTCCGATGTGAACAACTTCAATTTAGGCAATCTTATCCCGAAAGAGGGGTTTTTCACCTATGTCGGGCGTCATTTATTACCGCAATTCACTGGAACCTATAACTACATCGTTTACCATAAAAAGGACGCAATCATGGTGTATCGTGACTCACTGACGAGCCTGATTGACGAAAATCGGAGTTCATCCATTACAAAAACGGAACCATTGTCCGAGAATAATATGCCTAAAAATTTGTATTATTACAACAAACGCGGTGCGAATAATGCGAAGGGGAACGGTGATATTTACATTAAATGTAATCCTACCGGCGAAGACGGGACGGTATTATACCAGCAATCCGCGAATAATGGTGAACTCGGTAGTTTGGCGGAGCTCGACTTGAGTAAAGTGGGATTGAACTGGGAAACTTTATTGAATAACGATATATTTCGCACACTTATTGGTACATTATTCGGGCTATTATTGGCCGCAATCCTCTTTTATATGTTCCGGTTTATATTCAACCGGATTGGGAATAAAGTGAATGCGTCGGGGATGGTACAGAGCGGCGGCGGCGGCGGCGGTGACGGATGGTAGGGGTGTATCGTTTTCGATACACACACACACGTATTATTGTTTCGTTTCGTTAGTTACATCAACGAAATGAAAAATGGTCCGGATGGGAACAGGTCCGGACGGGACGGAACGGACAATTAAATCAACGAAATGAAAAATGGTCCGGATGGGACCGGATGGGAACAGGTCCGGACGGGACGGAACGGACGATTACATCACTCCGTCATATTCGGGTTCAACCGCGCCATACAGCGGGCCGAGAACAGGCTGGAAAGAACCACCATCACTGGAACCGATATCATTATTCGGCGTGATTGGTACTAAACTGCTAACAAGTTCCTCTTCAAGTGTCCATACAGGCGCGGGGTTCATCGCGGTCATCACCACCTGCTTCTTTTCCTCGGTAGGAGAGAATGTCTTGATACCATAAACACCGGTGCTATGACTGGACCTGCGAATAAATTCATACGCCGCAAAGAACGCCAGAATACCGACGACGGGGTTGGTGCTTAAAAACAGGGTTATCGCGAGAATGACGACGAAGACTTGACCGTATGTGCTCTCGGCGTACTGTGCCAAACCGAGAGGGATGGACGGTGTGAAAACAATATACAGAACGAGCAATACGAAAATCACAATCTCGTGCTGCTTTTCTTGACGCATTAATGTCCGAAGTGTATCCATTGTATATTTATATGTTGTATTTGAATACTATATATTCTATACGCAGAATAATATAATACTAAAAACAAATACAGATATTCGATACGAATATTATTTGTTTTAATACTAAAAACAAATACAATTGAAATCTCTCGACGTTATTATATAGAATCTACCGCTTCGGCTTCCGCTTCAGCTTCCGCTTCAGCTTCCGCTTCCGCTACGAATGTCCGCCGCCACCGTCACGACCTACTACGGCCCACGAGGTTATACTCTTCTCAAAGAATGTATGGATGCAGAAGATCTGAAGTTATTGAGAGATGAACTCACGGTCGGCGCGTATGTTCCTAAAGCACCCGTCCAACCACCTAAATTCCCGATTTACCGTGAATGTTCGAAAAAGATATATATTCCGCGGTTTTACGGAACCAAAATATACGGTTTCCCCGAAGAATCACGCATCCCCCCCGGCGTCCCTGTATCCGAATCTCTCGTATTCGCCGGCGAGATGCGTGAATACCAGAACGTCATCGTGGATAAATACATCCATCAAGTCACCAAACCCGAAAACCAGGGGATGGGTGGCGGCGGGCTGCTTGATGTCGATCCGGGCAAAGGAAAGACCGTTATGGCGCTTAATGTCATCGCCCGCCTTCGGGTGAAAACACTCGTCGTCGTCCACAAAAGCTTCCTTTTAAATCAATGGATCGAGAGAATTCAGCAGTTCCTGCCCGCTGCGCGTGTGGGTATGATACAAGGACAAATCTTAGATATTGATGATAAAGATATTGTCATCGGGATGCTTCAATCCCTCTCCATGAAGGAGTATCCGAGAGATATGTTCGACACGTTTGGCCTCACAGTCTACGACGAGTGTCATCATATGTCAGCGGAGGTATTCTGCCGATGTATGATGAAAATCGTCACGAAATACACGCTCGGATTATCAGGCACGATGGTGCGGAAGGACGGGCTCACAAAAGTATTCAAACATTTTCTGGGGGATGTAGTTCATAAAGAGAAGAACGACACGACAAGCCACGCGGTTATCGTCAAGGGAATCCAATATAAAGTGGACGACGCGGAATTCAATCTGACGGAATATGACTACCGCGGCAACCCCAAATTCAGCACGATGATTTCTAAAGTGTGTAATTATAATCGGCGGAGCGAGTTTGTCCTGGATGTCCTACAAAATGAACTGGCGACGAACCCCGACCAGCAAGTGATGATATTGGCGCATAACCGGTCCCTCCTGGAATATTTCCACGACGCGATTGAACACCGGAAAATCGCGACGGTGGGGTATTATGTAGGCGGGATGAAAGAGGCCGCACTGAAATTAAGTGAGAGCAAGAAAGTGATTATCGCGACGTATGCGATGGCGTCGGAGGGATTGGATATTAAGACCCTGACGACACTGATAATGGCGTCACCGAAGACGGATGTTTGCCAGTCGGTGGGACGAATCCTGCGCGTGAAACACTCGTCGCCGCTTGTTATCGACATCATCGACCCGCAGGATGTATTCCGCGCACAGTGGCTGAAACGCCAGACCTATTATATCAAACAGAAATACCGTATCATCATGACCGATACAGAAGGGTATTATAAAAACAACTGGACGGTGAAATATCAGCCTCCGGTGGCGGCGACGACGGCGGCGAAATCAACGGCGCGGGACCTTGAACTCGCTGATGCGGACATTATTGAGATTGATGAAGAGACAGGTGACCTCTCGGTGACGACGGAGACAAGTGCGAAATCGAAGATGAAATCAACCATTCCAAAAACAAATGGAAAATGTTTGATTACATTAGTGGAGTGAAATCTAAAATGAAATCAACCATTCCAACATCAAATGGACAATGCTTGATTACATTCATGGAGTGAAACGAGCGGAACCGAATGGAACCGAGCGGAAAAGGCTTGATTCAATTCATGGAGTGAAGCGGAGCGGAACCGAATGGAACCGAGCGGAAAAGGCTTGATTCAATTCATGGAGTGAAGCGGAGCGGAACCGAATGGAACCGAGCGGAAAAGGCTTGATTCAATTTATGGAGTGAAACGAGCGGAACGAAATAAATTGAATCAAGCTACGGGATGACAGCTATTATAAGCAGTATACGGCGCCGGATTTGCTAGAGCAGTCGTGCTTCGAGTGACATCGGTCCCCGCACCCGCGACTGAAAATGCCGCATTACCACCACGCTGTCGAATGCGACCGCTACGCCGACGACTCATACGCTTATTGCGGCACGCAGCACACTTCTTATGACTGCGCCCAGCGTGAGAACCACTACGACGACGCTTACCGCCGACTCCAGTGACGATGTCGCAGTCGCACTTTTTCGTCTTACGCGCATTACGACGCGCCTTGCGCCGACTACCCCCACCACGCGTGACAGAATTATGTCCGACCGCAACAGGAGCATACGACCCGTGAGCATAAGCGTCCTCGGGTTTTCCACCATCAAACGAATAAAACTGCGACATCCCGCCACCTCCTTGGACGAATGCGCGACCCCCTTGACCCATATACATATTCCCCGTTCCACCCACCGGGACTTGTTTGCTTGACAACGCAATGCCAGAATTATGCTCCGCCAGCGGATTCGAATTTAAATATTGCGATGACATTCCTATATATACGTAGTATAATTACTACGTGTATAATTAGTATTTGAATAATTATGAATGAATGAATAATTATGAATAATTTACGCCCGATAGTTCTTATTTGAACGCCTGCGGCAGAACGCGCGCTTGGTTCCGCGAGCATACTTACAGCTCTGACGCAACTTACGGCCCTTACATTTCTTCTGGGTGGCTGAGCGACAAGGAGATGAACGCAAACGTGCTAAATACTTCTTCTGGTCGCTGGTCTTAAACGCGAAAGGCTTGATTTTGCGGATTTTTTGACCGCTGATGGGTGCGGAAGGCTGGAGGTTCATATGCTCGCCACCGAGACGGATTTTGCCCTTACGGGCACCGCCGCTTTGCTCGGGTGAACCCTTCACGGGGTCGATGTCATTAAGTCCGGGCATTATATACATTACTACTATAAAATAATTCACGGATATTCGTGTGCGGATAACCTCCTCCTAGTACAGATATCACCCGCACCGCCGCCGCTGCCGCCCCCCACCGAATCAAACAACGCACCAAGTATCAAACGCAACTCCGGCTTTTTCTGTGTAAATCCATTGATAACCGATGTTTCATTGAGAGCATAACTGTGAAGTTCGGCTATATGCCGAATCTGGGTGATATGGTCCTGTCCGTCAATCATAATCGCCGGGGTCTGAATTCCGTATTCCCGTTCAAATGGAAGAACCATATTTCTAAATATGTATTCGGTCGCGATTTTATAGCTATACATCGTTGGCGGAATATAACCATTGGTGAAATTATGGATATCAAATACAATCCCGTTCAAGATACACTTATGAGCCCAAATGTATTCAAACATTTCTCTCGTTCTCTCGACACCTTCATTGGAAACGGTGGTTTTCACCCATAACATCGGGGCTGGAGCGCGAGCCCGAGCCTGCGCCGTCGCTGTTAACTGTTTGATATCATTCACATTACGCGCGACTTTGTCATGCGTATGTATCAATTCGACGTTCTGTTCGCGAAGATACGACACCAGATTTGGCGGCGAGTGTGGTGTTACGGCGTAGCATGGTGTTACATAAGGCAAACAACGACGCAATTCATTCAATACATTGGATACGCGTGACATATTTCGATGAATGGAATGGAGTGGAATCGTGTGGAGTGACATCGAATGAAATGAGATGGACTTGGTATAAGTGGTCATCCTGGTTATACGTATACAACGAATATTTTTATATCCGATTCCATTCCATTCATTCCATTCATTCCATTCGATTCCATTCCATTCCATTCATTCCATTTAACGACCGCCGCCACCGCCACCCCGAGAGAAAGGCCGCTTCACCGGCGCAGTAGCCGCCGTCACCGCCACCGCTGCCGCTGTCCGCCGATACATCGTAATATTGTATCGCGATTCGTGCTGTTTCACTTGAAAATCATTGACAACTTCAGATGTTTGAGAAACAACGGATATCGGCACCCACCGACAAAACTTCTTATTCAGTTTACATACGAATTTGTATTCTTTATGAAGTGACACGTATTTATCCAATTCAATATTCTCAAACTCTTCTTCGGTTTCACTTTCCTCCATCGCGTCCAAACGCTCATTTTCCCGGATATTTCGAAACAACCGGTTCATCATGACACTTGTCTTATAATTGGGGACATGTGCGAAATTATGGAATACTTCACGGCTAGCCCCTCCACGCCCAGGACCACCGGTCTTTACAAACAACTCATAAATATCGTTCTGGACATTTGGGCGCACGATGAATACCGCCTGGATATTCGTAAGCATATCATCGTCGGGTTTTATGTATTCCTGTGCGACGGGCACGACGGGCGCGACGGACGCGACGGGCGCGACGGACGCGACGGGCGCGACGGGCGCGACGGACGCGACGGGCGCGACGGGCGCGGCTACACGAACCGGTGCTGGCGCCGGTGATATTGTGGCTGGTGCTGCTATCGAAGCGAATAAGTTCTGTGAATAAACCCGCGTGCTCGTATTGCTTCTATATAGAATGGAATATACCGGATAGGGTAAGGAGCGTAAAAAGGCGTCGTCGCATGCCACCGCGACCGCGGCCGAACACAATACAGGCAGACCGAATATAATACTGTTCGACTGCGTGTATGCGACTTGACGTAATGCTTGGTCCGTCGTAAACATCCGCTCGCACATATCGACATGACTGGATAATGTGAGACTCGGGATTTGCGTCCCCTTATACCAATAAACGTGAATGATGGAAAAACATTGGACCGTCGTCGTTGCGACGGCATGTGGCTGGTGTCCACAATGCGTAGACGTGCGCTCGGCCCGAAATAAAACACCGCCAAAAACGGTGCCGTAGGTTAATTCGGAATGAAAACATGTATCGAACACCTGAACCGGGCCGGGATACCATCCGTTTACTTCATGGAATTTACGAAATAAGGCGGGGACTTGATTTCGCTGGGTCTGGACTTCAATAATCGCGAAGATTTTCTTCCTATTCCATTCGGTCGCCCATGCGACACAACGTCGGCCTTTGGGAATAATAAAACATTTACTATCGCGAATGGACCCGGGCGCGGACCCGGAATTGTCGTTCTTATGAACAGGAACTTCATAAGAAAGTCTCGTTGTTGGAAAATTCGACAGTAAACTTTCAACATCCGCATGTTTTAATGTTGGCATATCGTTTGTCCTATATCATATATCATCAGGTTCCCTTTAATTCATTTCGTAGGGTGCTTTCGATGGCTGTGTCGATTGCTTTTTCAGTCCAATCGTTCGTAAGAACGACTTCAAATCATTTTTCATTGCGGCGTTTCTATTCACGGACGACGACGACGACGACGACCGGTTATCTCCATCATCATCTATACCAGACCCGCCATTGTTCTTTCGGTTAACTATTCCTAAACCTGAACGGGTAGCCGCCGTCGTCGCCGTCGGTTCTTCATTCGGATCCATATAGTTTTTATCACTTGTACTATCGTTTTGTAATTTACGATTGATCGTTTCAAATAAAGAATGGTATTTCTGTTTGGGGCAATGTATCAAATCTTTCACCTTCGGAGTTGTTAGGGTTGTCTCAAAATACAAATATAAATAATGGATAATTACGATTAAACTTACTGAAAAAACGATATTTTGAATAAACCAGATCATCATATCTATTTCGTAGTATTATGTATTCACGTGTATATTACGAACATAATTTGAACTGTAATAGAAACGAAATCATATCCTCCCGGAATGTATTATTCAATTTATCGCTTTGCGGAATAATACCATCGTCGGTTGTCATATAAAAATCAGTCACGTCGGCGTCGGCCTCGGACCCGGCCTCGATGTCGGTGTCCGTCTCGAATACAAATGCGTTCGGTGACCCCGTGTGGAACTTGATTGTTTTCTTTACCCGGACAACGTGCTTATGATTTGGTGGAATGTGCCTGCCTACGGCGGCGGTGGGCGCGGCGGCATCACATGTATGATTTAATTCATAATAACTTTCATCGATTAGAACCGGGATGTTATAATCTCTCGACGGGTCGTTACCGTGACCGTGACCGTCACCACCACTGACTTTGAGATGTATCTCCTTTATTGTCACATTTCCATCAACCGGAACACGTAGATGAAGATCGCGGCCGCGGTCCCGACCGTTACCCGCCGCGGGGGATTTCGATAACCCGATTTCATAAATATCGGTTTCCGTTAGTAATAAATGCTCGGTTTGAGTCTTCACGGTGTATCGCGCGGTCCCTTTTTCTATGATTTGGCGGATCTTCGGATAGGCTTTATTGATATCGTCGAGAGATATATTCAAAAAATAGATGCGAGGTGCGGTCTGTTGGCGCGTTTTAATAGCATGACTCGCCGATGTATTTCTATAAATGGTGCTAAGCCCGGAGATAACCATCGCCTGGCGCGCATTTTGATTTTTCTTCTGTGCGCGAATGTGAGACATGTATCCGTATACTGTATACGCGAATTATGTTTATGTATTATCGCGCGGGCGGGCCGCCAGAAAAAACTGATTTAGAAAGTTGACACTTATATAATATACATAACATCGGTATCTCAATGGCCGCGGAAAAGACGCAAATCGTTATTGTCTCGAAGTCGGGTTCTTTGTCTGAATGTATCGTGGAAACGAATAAAGAAGCCACCCTAGATGATTTGACGAATATACTTTCTAAAAAGTGTGGAAACAAGAAGAGCGACGGATTCAGTTGTTATCATACGTACAAATACAAGAACAAGAAGGCGCGCAAGGGTACGACCACGACCACGAGCGCGGGCGTGGTGGCGGTGACAGTACCACCAGTGATTTATATCGATGTCTGGTGTAAGACGGATGGTCGCGCCGGACAAGAGAACAAGTATGAATTGCCACCGCCAATTGACGAAATCCTCATTTTCGGTAATATCGCACTTGTCGCGCGTATCGACAAACAAACCGCGTGCGACCTTTCGATTGTATCTTGGAATAAGATATACGAGAAACTGTTTGGAGGGTTCGAAGATTTGGCGGCTACCGCGCAAGAGGACGAGAATGAGATTGACGAGCTCGCGTTTGTTCCTGCGTCCAAGAAGACCGCGAATGGATATTTGAAGGACGGGTTTGTGGTGGATGATAGTGTAAGTAGTAGCAGCGACCCTGAACCCGCTGCGCTTACGAAGAAGAATAAGAAAAGTAAAACAAAGACGCAAAAATCGGATTCGACGACGACCGAAAGTGAGTTTGTCACGGAGACGGAGACGGATTCGATTTCCGATAGTAGTAGCGACCAACAGTCGGATTCGAATACTGCGTCTCTGCCGGTGCCGGTGCCGGTGCCGGTGCCTGCGTCTCTGCCGGTGCCGAACCCTGCGTCTTCGAACCGTAAAGTCAAACCATCGATTAAAAAGGCACCTGTTGCGAAAAAACAACCTACGAAAAAGGATGAAATGAAAGCCGCGGCTGCCGTCGTCGCCGCCGCAACAGCAGCAGTCTCCGCAATCCTAGGCGATGGCAGCGATTCTGAATTGAGTGAAGATTCGTATTCGTCATAAGACCGAACGCGGTCGGTCATTCGGTCGATTTTGTAATGTTTATTTTTTCACAAAATTGATTAATTATTAAAGCGATTTTATAGATTAACACAAACGACCGACCGACCGACCGAATGTCCACCATTGACGCAATCGCCTATCCTGAACATTTTCGTAATGAAGTGAGAAAACGTCTGGCTACAATATTATTGCCTTCCGCCGCTGCCGGCGAACTTGACTCCGCCGCTGCTGGCGCTAATATACCCACGAATCTTGAAAAAGGGGTTTATAATTGGGCGATTCAACAAGCCGCGAAACAGAATATTGTGAAGAAATGGTCGAACCCGTTCTTTGTGACGTTATACATTGACCGCCTGCGTTCCGTTTATATTAATCTGAAAAAGCCGAGTGTTGCGGCATTGGTCGGTCAACAAACAATCCCCGCGAAGGATTTCGCATTTATGACACATCAGGAAATCTGCCCTGAAAAATGGAAACAACTTATCGAGGACAAGAAAGTACGCGATAAGCAGAAATATGAGCCGAATATTGAAGCGTCCACGGATAACTTCACATGTAATAAGTGTAAGTCGAAGAAGTGTACATATTATCAACTTCAGACACGATCGGCGGATGAGCCGATGACGACATTTGTTACGTGTTTGGAGTGTGGGAAGCGCTGGAAGTGCTAACGCAGTGTCGTCAGACCACTGGAATTGCTAACGCACGCAGTAGTCGCCGCCGTATTATTTAATATCTACCAGTATTGTAATACTCGTATTACACCAATAAATAATAATACACAATGGATTATATTCGTAAATGTATGACACCGCGAATGAAACGGTGTGATAGTGATAACAGCGTAAAGAGTAGCGGGAGCGACCGCAGTGGTGGAAGCGACGCAGACATTGTCGACGCCGGTTATTTCAAGCACGCATTAAGTGAAGAAAACCTACAACAATTACGCAATGAATATTATAAAAAACAAATGACATCACCGCGTCCGCCAACGCCAAGAACACGCGACAGGTCGGATTTTTTATGTACATTTTGTTTATCGTCATGTTATCGTAACAGCAAGGATATTATACTCACCGATGGAAGTATCGAACAAAAATGGGACCAGACCACATTTAGCGGTCAAAACAGGCAAAAATATAAGGATGATGGTTCATTTTTTATGTTTCATTTACGGGTTTTATTTTGCTTGGAATGACGCCGCTTCGCTTCCGCTTCGCTTCCGCTTCGCTTCCGCTTCGCTTCCGCTTCGCTTCCGCTTCGCTTCCGCTTCGCTTCCGCTTCGCTTCCGCTTCGCT